ACTAAGGTAGAAATATACTTTGGTAAGAATGGTAAAACTCACAAAATAACCAGATGCCTTAAGTATAAAGGTGAAGTGAATGGAGCTAAGGGTAAAGATAGACTTATATATGAGATAGATGCTGTTGAAGTACAAGAGAAAAGTAAGGGGGAGATACAGGCGCTTATAGTCGCTGATTTGGGTATGTCGTATAGCCTTTTTATGAATTCAGTACTATTCGGTCAAGGTATGAAAAGACTGATACAAGAATCTTCTTCAGACAAGAAAGAATTGTTTGAGGAGATTTTTGAGTTAGAATACATATCTAAAGCTCGAGATATTGCTAAGGGCTACTATACAGAAGCCCTGAAGGAGTATCAAGACATCTCTCAAAGATATCGAACCTTAGAAGGTAAGAAGCAGTCCATTCAAAGAATGGTTGATGACTTAAAGAAGCAAGCCAGTACGGTAAAAGACGACATATCTTCAAAGGTTAAGGTTCTCGAGAAGAGATTATCACTGCTAGCTAAGGCAAAAAAGTCAAGTGAGCTTAAGGAGACAGTAACTCAGAAAAACAGAATTGAACAGAAGCTATCAGAGGCAAAGGAAAATCAAAGGGATATTCTCAATAAGATAAATGATGCCAGGAAGAAAACTAAGGTATCTCTAGAAGAGTTTATTGAGGGAATAATAAAGTTACTGAAGAGGGGTGATATTAAGAATTCTTTGAAACGCCTAATGGAAGTAAAGAAAGCCTTCGGAGATATTGAAAGGTTACAGGGTAAATATTCCAAAATATCCGACAGAATATCTGGTTATCGAGATGAACTGGAAGAACTTAGGGATAAGGAATACGAAGTAAAGAAGATACAAAGAGAAATAGAACAAGTAGAATCAGAAATAAAAAGACTTCTTTCAGAAAAGAAGGTGGGAGTAAACAAAGGGTTAATAACCAAATATAAAACCCAGCTTTCAACCTTAATCAAGAAATTATCAACCGTAGAAGAGAAAATGGAAAACCAGAAGGAAAAGGTGGATAATTACAAATGGGTAATGGATGACCCTCTGGGGAATAGGGGTATAAAAGCATTCCTATTTGAGAGTTCAATGGATATTCTGAATGAAACACTTGAATCATACTCTGATGTACTTGGATTCAGTATCTTATTCTATGTAGATATACAGGGAGTTAAGAAGGATTTCAATACTCAGATAATTATGGATGGTATAGAAGTATCATACGAGGAACTCAGCGGCGGCCAAAAACAATTATGTAATTTAGCTATGGCATTTGCAATGAATGAAGTGATGACCAAAGCTAAGGGGTTAAACATAGCTTTCTTGGACGAGGTATTTGAAAACCTTAGTTCAGAATACGTAGAATTAGTTATAGGGTTAATTCGCAAGATATATAAGGATAAAACCCTATACCTTATATCCCACCAGGAATCATTACCAATTCCTAATGCCAGGGTGCTTACTGTGACCAGAGAAAGAGGCCTTTCACAATACCACTAATGACTATTGGTATTAAACACTATCAGAACATGAGAAAGAACAGTCGAAACAAAGGAAGCAGGTTCGAGCGTACTATAGCAAAGGCCTGGGAAACCTGGACCGGATATAAATTCTCTAGAACCCCAGGTTCAGGAGGTTGGGCAAAGGCAAAGGATGCTATGGGAGATTTGGTATGTACTGATGAGAAACACTCTCGTAGATTCCCATTCTCAATCGAATGTAAAAACTATCAAGAGATTAAGTTCGAACATATCCTACTCGGACTCAAGAGTTGCAAAATCATATCCTTTTGGGAACAAGCCACAAAAGATGCTAAACGTGCTGGAAAGATACCCATACTTATCATGAGGTATAATTCTATGCCAAAAGGAGAAGCATTCTTCATTGTGGAAGCTGGGGAAATAGATTCGTTCCTTATGAAAAATTGTTCAGAACTTTCCCGAATGGAGATAAAAACCCCAAAAGTACATTTAGCCGTGTACATGTTCAAAGAGATTCAACGATTGGTAACATATTCAGACGTATTCAAATACGCTCGTAAATTGAACAAGTAATATGAAAACCCCCTACGTATACTGTATATTCAGGCTTGACAGGAAATTCTACAAGAGAATCAACTCGGATTTGAAATGTAGGGGGTATAAACATGTGAAAGCTATAGTACCAACTATAAGCGTACTAAAGAAGTCCAGGAAAGGTAATAACGAGTACGAGGATGTACCATTATTATTCAACTATGGGTTCATAAAGATGAAGCCTGAAAAAGCCTTTGACAGATACTACCTAAACAAACTCAAGAAAGATATCCCAGGTATACTATCCTTCATGAAGTCTTTGGACTACCGACCCAAAAGAAAAAGGTTGAGAGTAGATAATGCCGAGGACTTTGATGATTATTCAGTAGTAGCTACCATATCTAAGGAAGAAGTAAAGAAATACCGTAGGATGTCCAGGGCAAATAAGATATTCTCAGTAAGCGATATTACTCGGGTTGCTATAGGGGACTACGTTGTATTAAGGGGATATCCATTCGAGGGAATACCTGCCGTCATACTTGAAAGTAATCTTATTACTAAGATGATGCTGGTGAAGTTATATCCTGAAATGGATGGTAGTTTGGAGATAGAGGTACCAATGGAGAATGTATTATATTCAGCCTACCATGAATCTGATGAATACAAGATGTACTCGGCTGATTATGAGGTTGATTTATCCCAAATCCCTGATGGTAGTACTGAAGAGATTCTAATGAACAAACAATACTAAATATGGAACGACATCAAGAATTGGCTTGGGACTGTTTGACCGAGCAAGAGAGGGCCAGCCTTATGTTTATACAAGGCAAAGGCCTATCAACTTGGGAAGCTGGAGAAATTCTCAAGATGTCTCATTACAAGTATTTAGAACTAAAGGCTAGAGCTGAGAAGTTCTTCAAACTATTCTCCGATTACTTTGAACTACATCCATCATTAGTAAATCCTCAATCTCCTATAGAGCCAAGGTTCAGGGATTATCTATTCGGGGCCATAGTTAAAAGACTACCCAAGGAGGAAGCTAAGATACACTCAGGAGATTCTTCATGGTTATTGACTTCGATAACCAATCCCCGTATCATAAAGAACATGAAAAGGCTGAAGGAATCAGAGAATAAATGGGATAAAGACCTTTATGCTCTGATTCTTGAGTTTGATAGGTGGAATAACTATCGAATAATGCCTCGGGTATTGCAAGCTCCTACTGCATATAAAAGGAGGTCTACCAAGAAAGATAAGGTGTATCTGTCCTACTTACACAGAATCCCAGACTTCAAGATAAGGCAGTTAATAACCGAGTATTGGAAAAATGGACCATCAAGTAGGAGATACTTTACAGCTATTGTATCAGAGGAACTCTTCCCAGAAGAGGGTTATGGAGTGATGCCCATTAAACGTGAGGATGATACAATTAAGGCTATAACTGATTTAAGGATATACATATTCGAGAGTCAAACCATTGCAGACACCTTCGGGTTATTGGCAACCCAATATTTTGAAAATACAGTGGACAGTAAAGGGGGCTTGAAGTTCTGGAAAGAATACAGGGAGGTCATACAGAAAGCTATTAACTACAAATCAATAAATAACATGGACTTTACCTGTGAAACTCTAGATACAGCCTATAAATTACGCAGGAAAAGAACTTTGAGAACGAACTCTTAGAATTTTTATATAATTATTTTGCAACTTCGAGAAATTTAATTATATTTGTATAACGAAATAAGAAAATAATTTTATACCTATATAAATATGCGCAAAAGTAAGAAAAAAGACAAAAGACCGTTAAAGCTCAACAAGGAGAAGCTAAAGGTCATGGGAAGTGGGTTAGAAAATATGACCTACAAGGACATGAAGAGAAGAGCAGTTGCTCTGGGCATGCCTTTCCCTGATGCTTGTTCAGCCGACTACAATGGACTGGCATCATGGATTCATCATTCGGATAATAAGCCGGATAATGCCCTCATCGATGAATACGATAAGTGGATGGACCAGCAATTAGAACTTGCTGGATATCCAAAGGATGACCCGATGAGGAATTATCAACTCAATCTTGGGTTCATCGGTGAGGATGCAGTCACTAAACAGAAAAAGACCAAACGGGTAAAGGGGTTGGAGAAACCCAAAAAACCCAAGAAAGAAAAGGATGATAATGGTCTTTGGAAAGGAACTAAGAAATCCTACGTATTCGAATTAACCTATAAGGGGTTATCAATCGACCGAATTACTCGGAGAGTGCAAAAGAGATTCCCGGATGCCAAAGAGAAATCCATTCAGCAATGGTATCGGGCAGCACTTCGTAAACAAAAGAAGGAGTAGAGATATATGCCACGAGTCTATAGGTTTAAAAATGCAGATGACTTCGAGGAATCCTGTTACAGATTAGGAATTCCATGGGTACCACCTCAGGTTATAAAATTGAACCGAAAGATGAAGCAAGAGTGGCAAAGGAAAGTACTCTGCGGGAAAATCAAGGTTCATAAATATAGGGAAAGGAATAAACGCTTTCTGGATAGATACAGGGAATGTCTAAAGGAAGCTACCAGAATTAACGGGGTAGTAGACCCGGATTCTTTACCCCCTGATGTAAGGGCATATTTCTTGGAAAAGAAGAGGAGGAGAGAATATCATAGAAGATTTGGAAAGGTTATCAAAGAAAGGGACATCAAGATTTACCTTCATAAATGGTATCCGTGGTCTTATAACTACAAGGGAGAACCAGCAGTAGTATTACAGGGATTCTATTCATTGAAGGCCGCTAGAAAAAGGTTTTTAACCTATTATGGCAGAGAGAATCTGAAAGCCGTACACTGGATAAAAGGAAAAACGGCATTAGAGAAGAAGTTTGTTATAGGTCAATCTCTACTCATTGCTGGAAAAAGAAAGAAGCCGATATCTAAGATACTGTTAACCGAGGTATACCGAAACTCGAAGTCTTCAGCCCAGAGGGAATTAGGGAAAAGAATTGCTCGGAAAAAAAGACTTGGCTCTCAACAGAAAGAAAAGTACTTTTTGAACTTGGTAGATAAGTTTAATTATGGAACAAAAGAATATAGAACTGTTCTCAAGCCTATTCCGGAAAAGCTTATTAAGTTATCGAAGGCTAAAGAGATTGAGTCAAAAAGAAAGAAGGCTCTTTACGAAGAGGAGTGACTTAACTTGGGACCAATTAAAAGTGGCATTAGCATATAAGGCTATGACCAAACGTTCTGTTATCAGTTCCATAAGATGGACTAAAAGACATTGGTCAGAATATCAAAAGGCAGTACTAAGAAGGTTGGGTGGAATGCCCATGGTGAGAAGAAGACTCGAACAGAAGTTTATTCTCAAAGAACTATTAACTCAGGGATTTGTACCAATATCCCAGTTCAAGATGAAAACCAAAACTGGATGGTATGCCTACATAATAACTAACCAAAAGGTATGCGGAGAACACTATATCTATCCTGAACACTTTGCACATGATTACCGAGCAAATAAAAAAGGCTACAGATATATAAGCGAAGCTTTTTCAGGGATAGGACAGGAAGGATATACAAGAATCTATTATACAGCATATAAAAATGGTTATGCAAAATGACGGTAGTAAATAAAAGGGAACCAGAAAACCCATGGGATGGAGTAAAACTTATAGTGGGGGTCAAAAGGTATTATACCGAAAATGATAATGCGGTAGATGATACCTACACTCAGGAAGGTGAACCTTTTGAAGTAAAAAACCAGAATGAGTTCACTCAGAAAGTAGAAGCTATCAGGGATAAAAATGTATTCTTGAAAGCTATGGCAGTCCAAGAAAACCGAGAGATATATACTCAAAAGTTTATCACGAAACTATAATCAATTAAACATTTTTCAAACACCTTTAATCAATTCAATTATGGCAAAGAAAAAAGCTGCAGCAAAAGAGGTAGAACGTAAGGTTCTCGGTAATGGAGTTATCCTCATCAAATACGATGACGGTTCCTATGCAATCCTGACTCCCATCTCGGCAGAAGATGCCGAGGAAATCTTCGGTGGGGAATCTGAGGACTCGGATGACGAAGATGAAGATGACGAGGAGGATGAAGACTCCGACGAAGATGACGAAGATTCCGATGAGGAAGAAGAGGACGAAGACGATGAGTCAGATGAAGACGAGGATTCGGACGACGAAGATGAGGACGAAGATGGCGACGAGGATGAAGATGAGGATGACGAAGTGACCCCGGAGGATCTGGCCGGGATGGACTTCGAAGCTCTCGAAGACCTCTGCGACGACAAAGAACTCGAAACTGACCCCGATGAATTCGACGAGGAAGACGTCGAGAAACTTCGCAAGGCGGTGGCCAAGGAACTGGGCATCACTCTGCCCAAGGCAAAGGCCGCATCCAAGAAGGACACCAAGAAAAAGAAAAAGTAAGGGTCCTTCTGACTATAACCAAATCCAAGGGCTCCCTGGGAATCGTCAAATGCCCACCTCCATAGGCTATGACCAAACATTCGGGGATGTCCTTATCAAGAAAACCATTTAATCAAACATAATATGGCAACCAAGAAGAAGGCAGCAGAAGCAAAGGCTGCAAAGACGGAAACGAAAAAGGGTGGTAAGAAAGAACTGACCCCTGAAGAGAAGAGGGCCAAACGAGAGGCCATGAAGGAGCGACTCAAGAACCGGGCACCTGGTCAGCGACCGAACAGCAAACAGTGCGATATCATCGACCTGGGCGGTGGAAACGTTGCAAAGACCTTCGCCATGAACGTCCGGAAGTACGGAGTTCTCATCACCTCGGTCGTAACCGACAAGGACGGCAAAGTTATCGCCGTATCGAATACCACCATTCCGGGGGTATCGGTTAAATCCAAGAAAGAGCACGGCACCCTGGTACCGAAGATGCCCGGCATGGGTAAGAAAGGGAAGGCTGCCGATGTCGAGGATGACGACGAGGACGAAGACGATGAGGAATAGGCCCGACGCTGCCTAACCATTTCGGACATCATTACTTGAGTCATGCAGGGGAGGCCCATCCGGAATACGACCGGGGGTTCTCCCCATTTTTGTATAAGGCCATGCAAGACGATGACAGCATTATATACCTGGCATTATGTAACCAGCTGCAATCATATCAGCTGTTGCTAGAGGAAGAAAAAGATATCTCTGAAGAAAATAGAATGATGACAGAGTATATTATCTCTAGAACAGAGGAATTGATTGATAAGTATGCCCAGAAAATAGGAAGTGACACCACTATTCAAAGACCTCAATGGGACAATTTAACTCCTCCGTCAAAGGGTTAATCTATCGGATTAAAGAACTAACCAAAATGGTTCAGGATATAGATACCAGATTATCTATGCCTGGACTGTCTCCTGGCAAAAGGCAGGCTTTAATCAAGGATAAGACCCTAAAAATAGGGAAGGTAAAATCTTTGGCAAAGCGCATAGAAGATTTGGCCAATGGGAACATCTTAACCATAATTTTTGAAAACAAAGACTCTGGTGAAAGGTTCAGAATTGTATATACCAACATATCTCAGGATGATGCGGTTGCCCATCTTAAGTTGATGGCAAATCTTCAGGGGATGGAAATAATCATCTCAGAGATAAAGGAAGTACAGACCAAAAACTCCCTAACCAAACTATAAACATGCAAAGGTAATTCAAACCAGTTTTCATTTAATCAACTCAACAACAATGGCAAAAGACATCAGCAAGAAGGACCTGGCCGCAAAGAAGGCACGCCGGGCTCAGAAAGAAATGCTGGCCTACATGGAAGAGAACAATCTCGACCCCAAGAAAGATTGGACGGGCCACAAGAAGCATGGAAAGAAAATTCAGGCATGGATAGACATCATCAATCTTGGGAACAAAAAGGCCCGGGCAGCTACGGAAGAGAAGGCCCTAGAGAAGGCAAAGAAAAACCAGAAGCCCGAGGCTCATCCCAAGAAGGAAAAGGTCACCAGCACTCCCAATGCCTACGACTACCCAATGGTAGATGGCAAGGAGATGACCTCTGACCAGAAGAAGAAGTACCGCCAGAAGATGCGTACTCTTCTGAAAACCATGTCCAAGGAGAAGGCCGAGGCCGAAGGCAAGAAGTATGCTGCAGAGCTGGCTTCAGGTACTTCGGTAGCTCCCAAGAAGGAGAAGGCAAAGAAGGAAGAGCCTTCCAATAAGGAGAAGTCCAAGGAGAAGAAGGCCGACAAACCTTCGAAAGAAGGCAAGGATAAGAAGAAGAAAAAGGTTTCCAAAGAGGAAGATTAGTATTTCATAATTGTATGGCTTCTTTCCTGACCCCGGACTATAGAATAATCCGGGGTTCTTTGTTAGATATACCTCAAAAACTCCATTGAATTTTATTTGCATATTATTATATAAATTTATATATTTGCATAAAGATAAAAATAAATATAAACCCTAAAAACTAAAAGATTATGATGAAGTCCTAGCTATCGAGTTATTTAAGGATGAGAATTCTAAACCTTATTCTTTCAAGAGCAAAGCCATGGATAGGGTATGTTTTGAAGGTGGTGATAAAATTCCAGATACTTTCAATAGAATACGTATTGCCCCTTTCGGAGAGAGTACTAGGAATTCTGAGCACCTGATAGAAATAACCCTGAGCCAAGAAGGGTATATTTATATGGTAATACCCGAAGGATATACCATATCCAGACTAGTTGGAGGCGAAATCAAGCTAATACCTAATAGTAACAAATAGATGGAAACAAGAATTACCAGAAAGTCTATCAAGATCCACTTAAAAAGACCATTATCCGCCCAGGAAATTTGGAATCGGATAATGGACATTCAAATTCAGGCGCTGGAATCCCTTTTAGAGGATAAGAGCTTAGATAAATGGAAAATTATATTCCCCTGCTATGGGACTTCTCTAGAAGCGGTGGAATCCATGGCCAGAGAATATATAGCTGCCTTTCAAAGGGTTCAGGGAGATACCTTTAATAATAGGTATGAAGATATTGAAGATATGCTGATGAATGGGTTGAATAATAGATGGTTAAATACCCTGATGAGTACACTTTACATGATGGAGGAGGATTTAATGGAAATGAGTTCTGATTCTGTCTTCACTCTCTGGGATATTTTCTTCACATGCCAGGCATTGCGTAAAGAAAATCATGTGGTAACCATGGGACTTAACACTTTTGAGCTTAAAGGACAGTAAAGATGAAAGAAACATTTAACATCACAAGTTCATCCAGGATAGAGAAGATAGTGATGGATGATGAAACCCGGGATATCATTATCACCTTCAAAGGGGAGAAGGTATACCGATATCATTCAGTATCTGAATTCGATTTTAAGACCTTCAAGGAGGATATCCAAAACGGAGAATCCGTGGGTAAGACCTTTGAAAAGAGAATCCGGAATAAATACGCAGGCAAAAGATTATGAAAAGATATTACACATCCGACGGGGAACCCGATGAAGCTAAAACCCTTTGGGAAGCTGTGAAGAAAGGGATAATAGGGGTATCAGCCTTCTGCGTAGTTTGCATGCTGTGGGATGCTAAAACAGTTCCCCCTACCCCCGATGCAACTCCGCATTGGAAAAACTGGGATGGATCAAGGCACTTATCCGAAGTTAAAAGTTACGATTACTCAAATGGTATCATTCATTATCGAGATGAATATGTTGAGAGACCCAAGGAGTTCAATCTTCATGGATCTTCTGGTAATTATAATCCTGGCATAACTCTACAAACATCAGGGGCATCCGTTTATCTGGATATGGATGTAGAAGAATTACTGGATCAGTTAACCGAAGATGCAGACTTCTATGAATACTTCGAACGAAATATGGATTAATATGGCAGGTTTAATTAAATTCAGGGTGAACAAGTATGTTCATGGTACAAGAGATAAAAACGTATTTGAATTCAAGCCAAAGGCCCAGATTATATTTGAAGGCAAAAGGATAGGCCACATAATAGATAAGGAAGTATATTTCTATATAAGGGTGAATAGCCCGGCTTTCAACTATATACCAGAGTTGTGGAGAACTTTCCCTACCCATCAGGAAGCCAAGGAAGCAGTGATAACCCAAGCAGAATATATCTGGAAAACCCTGAACATCTATCATCCACTTAAAACCTTAGCACCAAACTACGGACTATGGGAGTAAAACAAACAAATAGCTGGGTATGGAAGAAGATATTCGGCATGACACTTCTGGGATGGATAAATATCCTGATACTGCAATGGCTATTCATCCGATTATCCTATCATTGGGTGTATGTAGATTCTATGGATGATTCTAAGGTCTGGGATGAGGATAAACAGAAATGGGTTACAAGAACTAATTGCTATTATTACTATGGTATAATCGGATGTATCTTACCTCTAACCGGATGGTGGGGAGATTATGTAATGCCTTTCAAGTTTAAAATCCGTTTAACTAAAGTAAAGGAGTATTATGAATAAAGTTTTTAAGATTATCTTGGTAGTATTAATCCTTCTGCCCCTTGCCTGGGCAATTGGCCTTACAATTTTCAATCAGAATCAAGCTAAGGCCGCTGATATAAGGTTACTGAAAGTACAGAAGGTAGACTATGATATATTGTTTAAAGGTCTTGATAGTGAAATAAAGGCCTATGGATATTATCTAACTAAAGCCGATGGCACTAAGATATTATTGGTAGTTAATCCCGAAGGCGGTGTAATAGAAATACAAAGATGAGTACAGTAGAATTTAAGACTGCTTGTGCAGCACATCGCAAGTGTTGCCCCTATAAGAAAACCAGTATGACCAAGTGTCAGGGCAATACTAAGATATATGAAAAGTATAACTCTATATGTGGAGCTAATGTAGAGCTTCAAGATGGTAAATGCCCCAAGGATGTAGATTGTTGGTATATGGCCAAATTCAAGGAGATTCTCAGGGAAAAGGCCCTAAAATAACATTGCCCTGAACCGACTACTAAAACCCAGAGCAAAATAATTTGCAAGGGTTGATATTTATATCTATATTTGCATAAACAATAAAACAATAGGAGTATGCAAGTAAAAGAATTATTGGCAGTCTTAAGTTGCTTTAATCCCGAAGCTAATATAGCTTTACCCGTTATGGATTTTGGGGATAGGCTTGAATGGTTTGAAGCTGAAGTTCACAATAATGAACTTGATGCCGAGGCAGAAGAAGATGAATGCCCTTGTTCATGGGTAAGAATAACCCGAATCCAATAACACTTCGAAGGCCAAGAACACAACCTCGGAGAAAAGGATGAAAAAATTTGTAAATATAGAAAAGTTCCTCTATATTTGCATTAAGAAATAAGAAATAAAACAACTTTTAATTTAATGTTAAACTTTTAAAATTGTAAGCCATGAAAAAGAACAAGAACAACAAGGCTCAGAAACTGGAAAAGGTAGATCTGGTAGAGGGTATCAATAACCTCATCGAAGAGAAGGCCGAAAAGGTGAAGAAATCCAAGGAAATCCTTAATGGGGAGGCCAAAGAGAAGAAGGTCAAGAAGACCAAGAAAGAAAAACTGGTTGATAAGACCAAGAAAAAGGTAGAAGCCAACCTCGTAGAGGAAGTGGTAACCAAAAGGGAAGTCAAATACATTTACCCTGCTGATTGCGAGGACACCCTTTCCAGGAAGAAGTTCCGGCAGCAGGTCCGAAACAAGATCCATCAGCTGGAGCTGGCAATGCTCCGAATCGAGAACCAGGATTCTAAGGAATTCAAGAAAGCCAAGAAGGAATACCTGGAATACAAGAACCAATTTGTCAAGGAATCCGTTGCAATCTAATCTTTTATAGTAGGAGAGGGGCACAGGGCTACAGCTCTGGCCCCTTAGTATAATCATCCTTTAATAGTATGAAAGATTATGATTGTTGGCTTACCAGAGAAAGTAATTCAGAAAGTAGATAAGGAATTGCTTGAATTACACAAAGAAGTTCTTAGATCCTACCTAACGCAACGGAACCTTAAACACAAACATCAAAAGAAATTCTTTCGGTTATACGATTATTACATTTCGGAGGAGAATATAAGGAGATTCTTTTTCCGATCCGCTAAGCTATTCGTATATGCTTTAGTGACTAATCGATTGGATGATATCGAAGATTATGTGCCCTTAAAAGATAAGAATCATGTTTCCAGAAAGAGTAAAAAGCATAACGCTTGATAAATCCCGTATCACTTATTACCTTCAATCTTCGGGAGGGGTACAGTCCCAAATGGAATACCCTATCAATCCTGAATTATATCAGGTAGAGGATTTGGCATTTGATTGCGGGATGAGGTCAAATCAATATATCCCAGATTATGCCATTAAGGGGTATTTTAAGGTAGACGAAAATATGTTACATCCGATCTTCATTGAAAATACCCAAGGGCCTCACCTATTATATATTTCAGGCATGCCCAGGAATATTCCGGTAGAGGAAAAAAATAAGTTCAGGTTCCCCAACCCTATTTGGTTATCCTATTGGGAAGATAGGTATATAGGTTACCTTTTCCAGGTAGTAACTAGAGAATCAGCATTAAAACACGTAATAAATCTATAACCCGTAAATAATAAGACACTATGAAAACTGCCGAGTATGTAAAACAGTTCAAATTGGACAAACCCAATTACAATTTTAACCGAGAAAAATTCATGGAGGCCTTTGGCCAAGAATTTAAGGACCGAATTGAGGCAATGATAACGGCATGTAAAAAGATGCAGGTGCAGTTCACTTACGAGAAGTTCTTGCATGCCGTCAAAGAGCAACAGGATAAATTCTGGAATATATCCAAGAAAAAACTGGGAGAGCCCTTTTCGGATAAATTATTCTCAGCCTTTTTTGCCCTACACGTAATACCCTTAAGGGCAACTCTTTTCCCTAACATTCATGCAGAGTTGGAAGAGAAACGTAAACAGGCCCTTGAAAGAGAAGCTAAATTTAGGGCCGAAGAAGAAGAACGGCAAAGGGAGGCAAAGGGAAGGGAGAAAAGGGCAAGGCCTTTATTAAATGCCATAATTGCCTACGGAGTTGCCCAAAAAATGGCAAAGGAGGGTAAGGTAAAGGCTGCTAAAGTAAAGGGAAAAAGATAAATCCTAATAATACAAGACTCTAAAGTTACTAGGATCCTATGGATAATTTATTAGCCTTAACAGTTATGGTGGAAGGAGAAATCCTGAAAACCTATAAGGATGCCGGGGAAAGTGATGTAAAGTACTCTATAGAGAATAAGTCTAATTCCCTTACGGTAGAGGTATTATATCCCAAACATATAAACCAGCTGTTTTCAGGGGTTTGGGCACTGAGTAGTAAGCTTAAGTTTGAGAATCATATAGAAGATTTTAATATCTCTATAAGCTCCTCCAAATTAGTAGTAAGCCTATTCAAGTGATCCAGCAACCTGAATATTAAGGAGTTAATTTAAAAGGCCCTTTCTATAAATTGGGCCTTTTATTTTACCCTTATAATTAACTATAGAGTTTAACTATTAGATACCAAAATCAAATTCTATGAAAAGGTTAAAAATAGTTCCTCGATTCCCAAGAGGATTAGGGATAACTCAATTAGCTATACAAGCTAATGCGGGAGATGATGAAGCCCTCAAGAATATCACCAAATTTATCATTCACACCTGGATTGTCAACAATGGGAGATTATGGGCAAAGGCTTATTCAGTGCATGAGCTGGCAGATTTTTTGAAATGTGAACCAGCAATTATCCAGATGCAAATGAAACAAACGTTTCTAGACAACGGCCTATTTGACCGTAACAAGATGGAAGAAATCGCTGATTCATTGATGGGGGCTTGTATAGGCTGGGCACTTGAGGATCGTATGGAAATAAGCCAACAGCTTCAAATACTCCGGGATTGTCAGGGAGGAAAGTATGCTCCTTTCATAACCTCTGAAGTAAATAAAGCTATCGGGTTAAAACAACAATCTACAACTTCTCTTCAGAGTCTGGTAAGAGCCATATCCGGAGGTGGTACTGTGAATATTTTCAATCAACAGAACAATCAATTCAACAATGGAGTATCTGAAGAACAGACTTTAACTCGGGATGAAGCTATGACTCTGATCCAAAAAGAGATTGCCAATAAGGGAGGTATAAAAGAGTTAGAGTATGTAGAAAATCAGTATGACTTCAAAGAATTGCCCGTTGTAGTTGCAACTAAACAAGAAGGTAATAGGGGAGATAAAGAAGGATTAACTCTCAGAAAGGCCGAATTAGATAGCGTAACAGCAGACTATCATGGTGCCTTAAAAGCCTTTGATGAAGATCATCACCAAATCCGACGAGAAATCGAAGAGGGGATAGACTATGAAGAAATCGACCCAGAACTCGAGGATAACCCCGAAATTTAATTTGCAAATATTGATTTAATTCGTTATATTTGCATATCGAATAAAAAATAATAAAACTATGGATTTAATAATTCAGGCAAGAGGGGCTAAGATTACTATCGAGGTTGATGGTAAATTAAGGGCAGTATTAGCAGATGATAAGGAAGTGAAATTCTACATTTCGGGTGAAGAAGATATCCGAGAAGCCTCTAAAAAATTAACATCTTTCAATATCTGGCACAATCCCTACCCTCATTATTTGGGTATTCCCTTTGAAGTAGGAGATTTAGAACCGAGATATAAAGCCGAAATTCAATTCAATCTATAATTAAACACCCACTATGAAAGAAATTCTAAATGCAACCAAAGTAGTTGACAAGGTTAATCAACTAATCTCTGAGGGTAAGAAAATCAAGGTATTCGGTTTACCCTATCCCCCCTATCAGGAGGATATTGTATTCACAGATACTAAGGTGAATCGACAGGGATGGTTATGCACTAACAGCAAAGTAACTCTGTCAGTAGCTGCATGTGCAACCAAGATAAAGATACATACCATTACAGGTTGGTCTAATCTTTTCAAGTACATGGAAAATGGTAGATATGTAGATACCATTAGTGAGGATGGTAAATACATCAGAATGTTCATCACAGAAGATATATGTCCTGGCATGCTTCTGGGTGCATTCGATACTGATAAGCTCATAAACTTGGGTATGATATTGGATGTAACCGATAATGAAGAGGGAACTCTTCGTACAGTGACTTCCATAAATAGGGACTTCAGTGAAGGGCTTTATCATTTTCCCTCTCATACTCCCGAGGAAAATGGAAAATACTTTGTATTTGATCGGATAATGTAATATTAACCCTTTATAACTATGCACACTGATAATAAGATCAATCTTTTAATCAGGGCTAGTAGACTCTACTGTCGACCCAAATATCTTGAATTCAATTCAGGGTATTATCCCCAGATCGGATACATTATCAGAGGTTTTATCAATAAGATATTCAGTACAAAACCCCTGGAAAGAATGGTGAAAATATCGATATTACCTCAATTTCGGACTGTATTCACCGGTAATAACTACTACACTAAATATGTGGGGATAACAATAAATGTAGTATTCCCCGATACTTCGGAATTGGATTTTGAATTATGGGCTGAACCCCCTATCATTAATGCTTGGACTCATTCATATAAGCCTAAACCTGTACCAACTAAGGCTTAATTTAATAAAGACCATTAGACCTCTTATCTAGAGGTCTTTTTTGTTTTACTAATAAAACTAGACCTAAATGGGAACTAAAGTTTCTAGAATCTATCCCCACCTATAGATACCGGGAAGTTTTATTTGCATATATAATATATTATATCTATATTTGTATAAAGAAATAAAATAAACCCTAAAATAATTTAGAGTATGGAAAAGAAAACAATTAAGGACCTGAAAAGGGGAGAATACTTTACCCTTAGTTCAATCGAAGAGCCTCAGGAATCTCAGGTATGGGTCCGAGGAGAATATATACCTGAAGCAAAAGCCTACAGTACCTATAAATGGGCAGATACCAATCATGAAGTACTCCGTAAAGGTAATAAGGAAGTCTACATAGATTTCACCTTCTAAACTTAACTAATATGGCACAGAAAAGATATAAATTACTCATTTGGTTCTACCTGAAGAATCATACTTATCATAAAACCATACATGCAGCTCATGATATGGAGGTAGAACTTGCCAGGAAAGTAGATGTAGCCAAATGGGTAGATGAAAATGATGAGAGTATTGCCAAAGTATATCTCATTGACCGGGTAAAAGATACCAGAGAAACGGTAATCAAAAGAACCATAGAAATGACCATATATTAAAATTCAAGATTATGACAAGAATGACTTCAAGTTACACAGTAGAAGACCTGATAGGTGCATTAGAAGAAATGGACCCTCAGGCACCAGTAATGGTCGCAGTTCAGCCTACCTGGCCTTTTGAACATACCATTACCGGGGTAGTAAGCGATTGCAACGGTATAGTATACCTTGCATCCAAACAACATGGATATTTACCTCAGGAGGCTAAAGATGCCTTTGAGAATGCTGGGATACCATTCTCAGACCGATGACTTTAATTTGCAAATATGGATTTAATATATTATATTTGCAATAAGAAAAATATAAAACCCTGCAATTATGGAAGATTATAAAAAAGTTATGCTCTCAGGTCTCAAGGAATCATGCAACTTGGGAAAGATTTATGAAGAGGAAGTAGATTGCATCAAGGAAGCAATCGAGGACACCTATGCCGAGATGATGGAAGAACTGGATTCCCGACTGGGATTGGAACTCTACGATTATAAAGTAGAGATTAAATATGACCAGGACCGGATTCCTCAGTCATACAAGCATACTCTCCTGGTCAAGTACAATGAATCAGAGGGAGCAATCAAAATGAATTTCCGGGGAGTATTAAACCAATTGAAGGAGATTCTCTCTACCGGAGATGATGAAGTACTGGTAAGTGGTTGCAACCTTGGATTGGTAATAACCATCATGGCATGAGTTCAATCAATAAAATATGTAGAGAATACAACTGGGTATGTAAACATATCAAAGGGCCTCTCTACAGGATAAAAATGCAGGAGTTATATGCGGAAGCTAATAAAGCTATGAAAGACCCCGAGTTAACTCCTGAACAGAAACTAAAGTTAATCGGTATCAGAGACTTATTAAAATCCAAGCTATGAAAGTATACGAATTAGCAGAGTATCTAATAGGGTTAGAACCAAAGGAAGAAGTTAGGTTATTAGAGAACTTAGAACCCAACCAAGATGGTCTCATTAAAACCATAGATCTGACTCCGAGCATAATGTTCAACAAGCTAACTGGAGAAAGGGTTCTAGCCCTGATAAAATCAGATCAATTGGAGAAAGCTGTTAAAAATGGCATAATTATACCACAAACCTTTAAAGATCAATTGTCATGAATGAAAACAACAACCAGTCGGTATTCCCGATTATCGTAACTGTACTTATCATTGCAGGATTGATAGCTGCAGTAGCCTATGATTGGCATTACAGAACCCATCGACATCCCAAGAATCCCATGGAGGACATCATCCAAGTCACCAAACCTGTACTAAGGGTCAACGGAGACGGGAGCTACTACATCTCCAATGAAACCCAATACTACAGGGTGAAAACTGAACAAGAGGCAGAAGCTCTCAAGGAAAGCCTTCAAAAGAAAAGAGAAGATCTTGAAAAACAGGTTCAACAACAGCAAAATCTCAACATAAACCATAATATCCATATCACGGTAGAGGATGACACTTGGTAAAGGCCATCAATATTTATTTGCAAATATAAATTAAAATCGTTATATTTGTATAAAGAAAAAAGAATAATATAAAACATTCAAAGCCATGAAAAAGAGTCCCGATCTCCACCTCTTCCTCCTCAAAAAAGTCCATGGATGGTGCAAAAGGAATAACCTGACAAATTACGAAATGTATTTCCAATGCACATTCAGAGAATTTCTCCAAAGATATGGTATGCTCCTCACAAAGATTGAGACCAGAAACAATCAATATAAAGGTCATCACACTTTCACCTTTACACCAGCTCCGGGTGCAGAAATATTCGGAGGTACAAACATAGATTTGGAATCGGTACTGGATACGTACTACTCAGGATATATGGATTACTTCGAATATGAAGAGACATCGGTGATTCGCAATCACAAGGGTATTATTTCTATCCGCTGCTACTACCTAATCTAGTAACTCAAAGATAACAGGAATAGAAAACAAACAACACTAAAAACTAAATCACTATGAAAGACATTCTAGTACATTACACCCATCCTGAAGAGAATAAGGATACGGGACTCTACACCGAGGTTGAACACAAAGGATATATCCAACAGTGGTACTTGGGCCCGGGATATAAAATGGCAGTGATCCTGAACACCCAGGGGAAATTCCAATTGGTATCCATGGATAAAATCTGGGTAAACCCAGAAGATATGCCCCAAAACAAATAAAACTATGAAAATCAAATTCACATCCTTATCTAATTCCTCTCCCAGAGAATGGATATTGATCCCAACCATAATCATCACATCCGAAATCCCATTCTACATCCTCCTTTCCTGGTTAAGATGGTATATAGAATTTGACTTCTTTTCAACCCACAAATCCAAATAACCCATGAAACCAAGAAAAATCAAAATCTCAAGGGATAGGGCAATCATCATAGCCTCAAACCACAACAACATCCCAATCCAAAAGGCTAAGGAATATACAGATTCCGAACTAAGGGAAGTATTAAGGCATCTGAACCTAAAGCCAGGCTTCTAATACCCCTAACCCCCCAAACAAAGAAAAATCCCAAATATCAATACAATCCTTAATATATACATCCATATATAAGGGCTTAGATAAATATCTATACTTATAATCATCAATCATATAAGGCTTTTAAGGTTGGCTTTTATCTTAGAGGCCTTTTATTTGTGTGTTCCGATAGGGCAAAAGTTAACAAGCAGTCGGTAATACGGGTCCGGACGACGAAGAAGTCCAAGGGCCATAAAATCGGGGTGAGGAAAAAATTTTGGGTAGGGCAATCTTAAGGCCTTACTGTGTACCTATGAGCTCTGGAGCTATCTATGTTACTATACGTATTAGCTAACCAGACTTAGGGCCCTAAGACCCAAAGAGAGCCCAAAAGTGTGCCTTTAAGGTACCCAAACCCTTACCTTAATCAAGTCTATATTATATAATCATAAGTCTCTTAAGGCAAGGTTAAGGCCCCTAGCTAAGGCCTTTTCGATAAAGAGACATTAGGCCCTCTGACTCTTGATATCTACAACTTGACTCTCTATTCAGATTGGTACACTGATGGTGCCTTTAAGGGCCTTAATCCTAAAGAATACAATCTATATTATATATATATATATGCGAGTCTTTTAGGGGATTTTGGAACAGGTGTCTAAAATCGATATGCCAGGAATAGAGTATTGGAGATTTGATTTCTCAAGTTAAGGCTTAGTTAGGGCACATTTAGGGTACCTTTTAAGGCCATAAACTACCTTTAAGGTAGGCCTTAAAGAATTATTTGCATATTAAAAATATTATGATTATATTTGTATAAAGAAAAAAGAAATAATAAACTCTAAAACATTTAAGGCCATGAAAACTTACACTGTATTCCTTAACTTCATACGACCGGAAGATATGGAAACCGATACCTATTTAGTAAAGGTTACAGCTAATAATCCCAAAGATGCCCAGACCCAAGCCATTCAGTATATAAAATCCATATATGGGCCAATGGGTTGGAAGGTTTTCAAATTGAGTAAGAAAGTATATCCTGACTTCGATTATGAAACCCCTTATATAGAGGTATCGGAAGGCCTTTTAGAAATCCAATATATTCAGGACTTCCAACTCCCCGAATTTTAATCCTTAAATCCATAAAGCCATGCTTGATTCTAAAGACTTTACCAATGCCCTGGAGATTATCTCCAAACATCATTCAACCGAATTGGCAATCAATACTCCTAAGAATAACTTCGTAGGGTATATGGGCCAGACTGAATTCAGGTTGCATATTAAGAAATGTGTACCTTCTGTAATCAATAATCTGATTCATGCAGGGTACATCCTTAATATGGGACCTGAAGGATTGGAGGTCGATAAGATTTAACCTTCGTTTGCTTTCAAGGTTGGGCCCCGCTTTTAGGGGCCTTTTTATATTGGTATATGGTTAAGGCCTTATATCGCTTTTAGTGGCTTGGCTTATAGGCCTTTTATATTATAGGTTAAGGTACCTATATGGTACCCAACCAGGCCTTCAGATATTATATAATATAGGGGGAATGAATGCAATGAAAGGTGTATCCCAATGCAAGCAGGGGCATATCATAGAAACTTAAGACTTACGGAATATGTTTACTTGTTTATAAAACTAAGAACTTCTAGATTATGAAAGGCAGGGTACCCAATCCTAAGCCAACCCTGGGAACTTCAGGTTGAAAATAAAGGCAATGCAGGGTAGGAGCTAAGGCCTTAATTCATTTCGGACATATAGGACTCAACCCAGGAGCTAAGACCATTTTAAGAACCGAACATTAAGACCTTCTATCAGAACCTTCTTTCAGGTACCCTGATGGTGCCAAGAAAGCCCACAAAGCAATTCCCATGCCAGGAATGTCCAGAAATAGCTCCCAGAAAGTTTTATGAAAATAAATGCTTCCGGGGCCACCAATTATAAATATTTGTTGTATATTTGTAATACAGAAAAGAACTAATAAAAGTTAAACCAATTAAAAAATTTTACTACTATGAAAGCAAATGAAATTTTAGCAATCGGCAATGAAATTTTTTCGACCAACGAAAGAAAATCTATTTACAAAAAAGAAATTTTTGCAGAGTGCAAAACCGACAAAGAAAAAAAGAATCTGCGAATGAAGTTGCGTAAAAAGTTAGATACGTTCATAGCAGAATTTATTGCAAGCAATAAAAATATAGAAAAAAGGAAAGCACTAAAAAAAGCATGGCAAGAATATGCAAAGCAAGTATATATAAATACAAATTGCATCGTTGATGCAAATGCGAATACAGAAAAAAGGGACACAATCAAAAATTTCTTACTTGCAATGAATGAAAAAGAAAGCAAGTAAATAAAATCGAATAGGGGACAAAATTTGTCCCCTATTTTTAATAAAATTTAATTTTGCGATAGGGACACCGTGGTCCCTTTTTTATGCAAGGACTTTTTGGGCTCCTCGCATTAAGGGATTCCTGAATTATCCATTACCCTTAGCTCCTCCTGAAAGGCACCCACCGAATGGGCACATAACCACATCCCCCCCTCTCCCTACACAAAATAAAAAACCCTACCAAAGGCTCTTCATAAAATTTTTCCAGGATATTTTTAGGCTCCTATTATAAGGCTCATGATTTAGCCTTATATATCCCTATAAGTCTATCAAAAGCCTTAACCCTTACTTCACTATCCCACCTACTCCACCAAAATATTTCTCGAAGGGTCAACTTATGGTTTTGAAATTCCCTATAAGCCTCAGTAGTTTTATCCCCACCCAAGAACTCAAAGTTAAATTCAGGGATAAGTATAAAAGGCCATTCAGGATTATACAATAGTTTACCATCAAGTATCTCTGACTCATGTCCCATATTCTGTAAGATACAAATCAAAGACTTCTCTAATTCTGAATCCCTTAATACAGCCAATTTGAATGACTTGCACATTCCACAATTAAAAAAAGGTATTCATATAAATCTCCTTGGCTTTGGTTATCCATTCCAGGATAATCCTATTCTTTTCTTTCTGTTCCATGATTAGGCATAGGGTTTAATTATAACTATTGTAAGGAATAATACCAGAATGCAAATTATTCCAAATATGAATAACTCACCTATTATTTGTAATAATTTACTAGAATGTTTCTGCAACGAGCAAAGGACCCCACCCATTATTCCCAATGTGAGTGTGAATCCCATAAGGAAGAAAAGGATATGAAATAAAAACCTTACCATATCACCAAGTTGTTAGAATGTATTTACCATTTTTAATCTCTATTTGATATCTCCATACCCCTATTTTAATAGGGGGTATCTTGCCTTCATTTAATCCGTTGTGTATAGAATTCTTCAAGTCTTCCATTAACCCCTCTAAGGTATCAAATGTTTCTTCCATATTGAGAATGAATTTTAAAGATATAGATCTGGGATAATCATTTCGGTAGAGGATTCACACAAAGAAAGGTGGGTATCAATCCCACCTTTTATATAATTAAGTATTAGAACGTGACGTGGAAATTACCGATGGGATGAGAATCATCCGGTATATTGATATAAAACATGGATGATGTTGCCTTATCTTTAGCATATATATCAAGGCCCCATCCATCAGCTGTCATCCATGAGGTGTAGTTTAATTGTATGGATGTATTGAGGTACATATTGGCATATTCATTGAGGTCACTGAATCCCCTCCACAACCACTGCAAACCGGAGGGCATAACCTGAGTCACCTTGCTAGTAAGGGTATCCCTTTCTCTCATGTATATCGGAGGGGTTATCCTGAATATCTCTCCCCTATTGTGACTCATAGTAGTGATATATACTTCAGGCACCTCCATTATGATATCATCCCAGCAGGTGATGGGACCTCTCCATTCGATATTTGAAACTTGGGGATTCTTAGCTTGCCATAATAACCATCTGGATTCATCTCCCAGGTAAAAATCTCCGATAGTGGACATACTACTTGAATCTATGAATTGCAATTGGATTTTACAGGTCCGATAGGCATTAGCAGGGGGAGTGGTTATGCTAAAGTCTCCGTATCCTTTGGCATCCGTTAGGAGATTCAGCATCCCCGAAGGATTTATGTACTCCTGATTTGCTCCTGAGCCAATAGAGGTATAGGTGGGAGTTATGGCCGAGAACGATGTAACCATAACTACGTATAATTGATATATGTGATTGGGTGTGCCCATGAATCTGAATTCTATCGGGGTGTTTTCTTGTTCGTACCCATAATTTGGGATATACATTTTGACTGCACCCTTTAAGCCGGTTTTACTGATTACTCCCAGGTTGTTGTATTGGGTGCTGTTTTTGGTTTTCACATAAAGGGCGTTTTGAATAAAACTCTGCCCGATAGGCACGTTTTGGGAATGAAATAGTAACATAGTCTTTCTAGTTAAGGTTCTTTATATACACATAAAAGTATTTCTTAGAAGAAATACTTTTACCCTTAAACACTAAGGTTATGCTATTATTTCACTCTCAAAACGTACCTGTTGAAAATAAAAACTTAGTTAAAAACGGGTTAAGATGGAAGGCCATAGTGGGTGAGGGGGGTTATTGGACATCCGGAAACTTCTTACTTGATTACCCTGCTGAAACCCGGTTGACGGTCACTTTCTATAACAGTTGGGGTACCTATTGTAATTTGACGGTATTGGAGGGTAGTTCCTCATCAAGCTTAATATTCCCGAGCTGGAGTATAGACAATAGGATCACAAGTATTCGTAATGTTACAATCACTCCTGTTAGTGATGATAAATACGTATACTATTACAGGGGAGTTGCAATATAATCAGACAACATAAAAGGTAGGAGAATCTCCTACCTTTTATTGTATGTGGTAATTATTATTGTTCGGATCACTGGGCTTTGGCCCTCTGTTTCAAATAAAACTTGGTTTCTACAAATAAATAGGGATAATCCTTATTGTCAGGGTCATATACCAAAGTATAATCTACCCCTCTGACATTAGCCCTCATATAATGTAACTCTTTCCAGGATTCATCATTCAAATTTTTGATGACTTGATCAAAGGAAGGAACAAAACCCACCCTCTTTCTGACATATTGTTTCTGGGTTCTTAGTGTGCCTTTACCCACTTCTTCATAGAACATCTCTTCTACTATTCCTCCAGTTGCATAGAACTGATCCGGCGTATAAACTTTCACTGCCATTTTATAATAACTTTATCAAGGTTCCCAAATATCAAAGGATTGATCTCGATTTGTAGTGATCACTAAATCGTGGCTTTCTCTCTTTACCCTTAATTTTGAATACACTATGCCGTATTTCTTATAAAGGTTCACCTCGGTTTCGGTTATAATATTCTCGATATTACCCTTTAACCTGCTACTGAATTTTTGGGGTTGACCATTTATCAGAGAATTTATCTTTCCAGAGAGTCTATCTAAAATTAAACTGGGAATATCACCATCTATGATTATATTCTCTATATAAGCATCCCATACGGGAATATCCCTCTTTTCCTGGTCACTTACTCTTGGGAGAATTATCTCGGTATTATTTCGTTTTATTGCCATTTTTGAAAAGCACTTTGAAAGTTAGGGTGAATAGCCCTATGATCACTGCTGGGCTCACTGTCCAAATAAGGAATAAAACTCCATACCTAACTGGATTGGAAGCTTTTTTAAGAGGAGTTTCCTCTATTACGCTCCGGATAAATAGGCAGAATATGAACCCGAGAGTGTAGAATACCAAAAGAGTATAACCTAACCAGGCCGGAGCTGGGCTAGTATTCATTAAGATATCAGACATGATATGATTATTATGATGGTGATACAGACGATTAGTGTTTTTATGGCTTCTTTCTTACCTTTGGACCAAGACTCATTACCCTCATATTCCTTGTTTACTCCTTTCAGAGCTTTCCAAGTCATTCCTCCACAGTATGCAGAGTAACTAATGATGTTAACTATGGCCCAATTAAGTAAGAAGCGTATCATTTTCCTTCGATTTTTTTGAGAATACGGCTGATTTTGGCAGCTGCATACCTTATTATGTCGGGATTTTCTATCCCTTTCTTGTTGATAGTAGCTAATTTCTCCAGACCACGGTTCAAAGTTCTCTGAGCTATCAGAGTTTTATACTTCTCTTCGTTAAAAACCTCGATTTGATACTTAGAATTGAGAGGATGAAGAGTCCTATCAGTTCTGATACCATTCTCAAGGGTGTAAATTCCCTTTTTCCTCTCCTTAATCGCCGTCTTTTCAAAGAAGGCAGGGCCTGTTACCAGTAGTAAATCACCAACTTTCATGAGTTTTGTTATTATTTTAATGCAATATAGGATAGTATTTTGCAAGACCTTCGTGTATATCTATATAAACCTTATTTTCAATGAATGTTTTAGGTGTCTGTGGAGCTCAAGGAGCTCTGTTATTTGAGTTTAAGAAGCATCTTGTAGCCAATGTAGAGCCAAGAGCAGTATTTCACTCCAAAAAAGAGGAGCAATGGAAGCTCAATTTCGGGGATATACCCTTTGTAAGGTCTTTAGAGGAGGTAAAAGCTCAAAAAATAGACCTGATACTCGGTTCTCCATCATGTGGACATAGCTCTGTATTCTCATACTCCAGGAAAAAATCCCTCGGTAAACCACGGGAAGATGTCACCCTCAATTTATATCTTTCCAGTATTAAGAAATTCAAACCAGCAGTATTTATGCTGGAGAACCTCCCTAAACTTCTAGATTTTATCCCTATCGGGGAATGGGAGCATAATTTACCCGATTATAAACTTATAGTTCACTGTCACTCCGTTACGGTATTCGGTAATTCCCAACAAAGTAGGAAACGTTTGGTATTGATAGGAGTGAGAAAAGACTCGAAAATCAATTCACAGATATTTGACCATACTTTTCAGGTTACCAAACCCAAGAATCTGTGTCAACTGAAGAAAGGGGTCAGGAGAAATATAAATTATCGGGAAGCTGATGACAAAAAGCTAGCCATGTATCACTATGACGATAAGTCCAAAACTACTTTGACAGTAGCTCAGGTAAGAAACCTGTGGAGAACTGAGTTTAAGAATGACTACAAGTGGCCTATGAGAACTCAAAAGATGAAGACTCTCCCGGGAGTATATCGTAACAGAAAGAGAAGTTATCCCTTAACTGTAAGACCTTCATCCAGGCAATTCAATCCCCACGGAAGGATTATGGGCCTTGAAGAATATAGGGTGATTATGGGCTTTCCCAAAACCTTCCGAATTTATTTTGATAAGGCCAACCCAACTTATTGGTTAAATAAGGGAAGGAATACCTTAACCAAGGGTTCTGTATATGAGGTCGGATTATGGTTAAAAAGGTGCCTTAAAAAGGCCTCTATTTTACGATGACTCCCCCTCGTATATGCGCGTGATAATAATATACCTTAAACAGTATATTATTATCTATACACGTGTTTAAGGGGGGTATATGAAAGAAAAACTAAACACATAAAAGAAGATGAAAAATGTAATCCTAACCTTAGCCTTTATAATTATGGCCTTAACCATATTTTGGCTATGGAACCGAAATTCTGAATTAAGGCATGACCTTAAAAATTCTACTGAGCAACCTGATACCATTTGGGTTAATAAACCCTTTGTACCAAAGGTTGAATTCCCTAAGATTCAATTACCCAAAATGGTATTCCTCTATCAGATAGATTCTGTTCCTATCGAACGAATTGAATATGTTGATAGAGTAGTTACTATCATTCAAAAGGATTCAACTAAAATTGAATACAATGAATTATTCCTGACCAATTATCCCAAAGCTTCTAAGTTATTGCAAATACTCTCGAATAAGGATAAACTATCTATCACTACATTCAATACTGATTGTAAGCTTATTACTGAGGAGTATTCAGTTAATTACTTTCGTTATCAATATAACTACCTGGATGGTAAATTAACCCATAAGAAAACATCTTTCTTAAAAAGATTTAATCCAGTAGCTCAGTATACCATACGACCAGTACATAACTTCCATGATTTGGATTTAGGCTTGAAATACAATACCAGTAAATTTAATTATGAAGCCGGGTTGAATATCAACTATTATCCTAAACTTCGGGATAATTTAGGTCTCGACCCGTACCTAAGAATTTCATACAATTTCTGACATGGCAAGAAAGAAGACATTAGTTGAAGATGCAAGTCTTACACCCGAACAACTTAAGACATTAGTTAGGGTGATGAAAGACCCTTTCTTCTTTTCTACTTTCTGCTACGTGATAAACCCAGTGTTGGGTATGGTAAAGTTTTTGCTCTACCCTTTTCAGAAGGCAGTGCTATACCAATTCATGCTCAACAGGTTCAATATCATCCTAAAGTTTCGTCAGGCTGGTATTACTGAGCTAATCTCCCTCTACTGTCTTTGGTTAGCAATGTATCATCCTAACAAGAAGATAAACATTATCTCAATCAAGGACACCGTAGCAAAGAAGGTACTAAAGAAGATTAAGTTCATGTACAAGAATCTTCCTTCATATCTGCAAGAGCCTATCATAAACGGTCGTGCAGGGGAGTTCGGTTCTGTATCAACTATAGAGTTTGCAAATGGTTCTGTAATAGAATCTATTCCAACCTCTGACCAAGCTGGTCGTTCTGAATCTTTGTCGTTGTTGGTGATTGATGAAGCAGCAATCGTAAGATGGGCTTCAACTATCTGGGCATCAGCCTTCCCTACTCTGTCAACCGGTGGTGCGGCTATAGTAAACTCATGTATCACGGGTGACACTCAGATAATAGGTAAAGATGGACCTTTCAGAGTTGATTCTATATGTCCTAAGACCTTTGGTAAGATGGATATATCTCATCTCGGGTTGAGAGTATTATCACATACCGGAAAGTGGCAGAGAGTACTTGGTTCTGTAAACAAGGGTGTACTGAAAACCTGGGAAGTTCACAATGAACAAGGTAAGGTTATTAAGTGTACTCCAAAACATAAGCTGTATACTCTAGAAGGTTGGTTACCAGTTTCAGAAATAATTAAACGAAACGTACCAGCTATCTTCTATCATACTGGTATAAGCGGTCTGGAGCAGAATCCAGTAACCGTAAAACCCAAGAAAGAGATATGCAAACCCATACCTGGTTATCCAAACTATGAAGTCTCCAACTGGGGAAGAATCTTCATTGTAAAGAATGGAACGAGGGTAGAAAAATTACCAAAACCATGTACTAACCGAGAAAAATATCTAAATATAAGTCTGTGGAATAATGGTCAAAAGAAAAAGATATGTGTCCACAATTTGGTAGCTAAAGTATTCTTAGGAGAAATTCCAGATGGGTATGTAGTTGACCACATTAACAACAATCCTTCAGACAATTATGTAACCAATCTCCAGATAGTTACAGTAGCTGAGAACGGTCAAAAAGCTGCGAAACATTCTTATGGAATGAAGCTTGGGTCTAAACTGAAAGGGGGATTCAACTACGACTTAAGAGTGGTGGCTTACATAAGATACCGTTATCAGGAACTTGGTTACTACTATGGAGTGTTGGAGAAGATATCTCAGGAGATTGATAATAAGTTTGGGGTTAAACTGAATAAGTCTTATATTCAACGTATTGTATCTGGTAAACGTGGTACAAGTATCTATCTTTCTAAGCTGAAAGTAGTTAGAAAGTATTACGATACCATTTATGACATTTGCGTTGAAAACGATGAATCTTACCTCATCAACGAAGACTACGTGTCTCATAACACGCCTTACGGCGTCGGGAACTTCTTCCATAGTACTTGGGTAGATGCTATATCTGGGGGTAATCCGTTTAACCCCATACGATTATATTGGCAGATGCACCCTGATAGGGATGAGAAATGGTATGAAGAGATGTCTGCTGCTTTGGGTCCCAAGAGAACAGCTCAGGAGATAGACGGTGACTTCCTATCATCTGGGAATACAGTATTCGACTTAGCTGATATTAAAGCTATAGAGGAATGCTTATTTGACTACCCTGTTATCAATATCCGTCTCAAAGGTCAATATAAAGAGTTCAACGAACCAGACCCAAACAAAGAATACTTTATCGGTGGTGACTGTGCTACTGGTAGAGGTACTGACTACTCTGCTTTCACCTGTATGGATAAAGAAGGGGAAGAGGCTGCAGTATATAAGGGGAGAATACCCCTGAACAAGTATGCCCGACTCCTTGGTGATGTTGGAGAGAAGTTCAATTTTGCTAAGTTAGCTCCCGAGACCAATGATGTTGGTATGACGGTAACTACCATACTTCAAGATGAGGGATATCCTAATCTATACTTCTATACTAAGCTCTTACGTAAGAAGAGGAAGAATAGACCAGAAGAAGATAAGTTCCCGGGATGGTTGACCACAACCAAGAACCGTTCTGTAATAATCGAGAACTTAGAGAAGGATATCAGGGAAGAGAACGTAATTATAAAAGACCCGTTCTTTGTACAAGAAGCATACACCTTTATTTATGACGGTGCTGGAAGACCTATTGCTCGTGGTAAGCATAGAATGAATAACTCCTCTATGGACCTGGATTTGGAAGGTGAAACATATTCTGATGATGCGATATTCGGTAAAGCTATCACTAATCATATCAGGTCTCACAGTCCATCTGGTACTGTAGTAATTCCTCAGTAAGCATAAACCATTCAATATAACATGAAACTTAATCCTATCAGTTGGTTCACCAGGTCTAAGCCTGTGGAATCTCAGAACAAAGATGAGGGAAAGGGTTCAATAAGTCCGGGCAGAGTTTCTCAACCAGATGATGGTGTGGGGAACTCTGAACTCATTACCACCCTTAATGGTATGACGAACTTAGTTACCCCAACGTTCAGAACAGAACTAATACCTATCATTCGGGACCTGTACAAGATAAACCCGGACGTCAGCATTGCATTGCAGGACATGTTCAAGCTGTCAAATACAGGTCATACTATTGACTTCCCAAACAATACTCCTGAGGAGTCTACCAAGATGAGGGAGCATTTGAGGAATGTATCCAAGAGGTGGTCGAAGTATACAGCTGGAATAGATGGGTTGGTAAACAAGTTCATAGTTCAGCTTCTTGTTAGTGGTGCTATATCGGTGGAAGGAGTACCAAACAAGAAGTTAACAGGATTGGAAACCATACTATTCATTAAACCCGAAACTATAAGGTTTAAGAGAGAGAACAATGGAGTATATCACCCATATCAAAGAAACCCTCGTTTGGTAGATGGTCTCAAAGATTCATTCATACGATTGAATACAGAGACCTACTGTTATGTAGGTATGTACAATGATACCGATGAACCGTACGGAGTACCCCCATTCATGTCAGCTTTGGATTCTATCGCTGGTCAGCATACTATGCGAAAGAATTTCAAACATATCATGGAGGTAATGGGTATGGTTGGTTTCCTTGAAGCTAAGATGGCTAAACCTCCCCGTAATGCTGGAGAGAGTGAAAAAGCCTATACTGCTCGTTTAGAAAGTACTCTTAGGAAGATGAAGACCAATATAGTTGGAGGTATGTCTGACGGAGTAGTGGTTGGTTACATTGATGACCACGAATTCGAACTAAGGTCTACTTCAGCTTCTATGCAGAATATAAACCTCCCTTGGAATATGAATCAGCAATCCGTGGCAAATGGCCTCGGAGTAAATGGTTCTATCATCGGAGTATCTGCATCACAGAGTGGTACTGAGGGAGGAGCTGGCATACAGCTGTCCAAGATGATATCCCAGTTAAAGAATATCCAAACCTTGGTAATCTTTGTACTGGAGTTCTTTTATTCTCTAGAACTGCGCCTGGCAGGGTTTAACAACAAGGGAATAACTATCAAGTTTGGAACTTCAACTGTTTCAGATGATATTAAGTTACAACAGGCTCGTGAATACCGGGCTCGGGTAAATGTAACTCTGTACAATCAGGGCATAATCAGTCAGGACCAGTTTGCACGGGATATGGGTTATGAAACTCCAGACCAACCAGAACCAAGAACTCCAGTGGAATCCGATGATTCAGATGGTACTGGTGATTCAGACACTGGTCAAAAGAAGAAGAAACGAGAAGACGATAAAGATAAGTCAGACCGTAAAACCCGGGATAAAGCAAATCCTAATCCCAAAAGGAAAGACCAAGACAGTAAACCAAGATAAATTATGTCAATGACTCAGCAGAACACCGATGTAATGGTGTTAAGTGCAGCTCATAGCTTGATGGTATCAGATGTGCCAGAAATAGTTATAGATGCTCACTCTCTCTCCGAAAACTTCTATAAGGGCACTGGCAATTTCAGTGAAGACCCTAAGAAGTCACTGGAAAGGTTTGGTATGTGGGGAGGCACTTTGAATGTCAACCAGTTCATGCCAGAAGTAACTCCAGAAATGTTAAAGCCAAAGGACAGTGACTTTATAGAGCCAATGTTCCGAATGCTTTCTGCCGCAATAGTGGCAAGGAAGTATAACCCTACTGAGTTTCCAGAAGCAGTACTGAAGGAATCAATGCCCTTATTGGTAGGTCAATCAGTTAACCTTGACCATGAGACCGATGTAGCTAATGCTATTGGAGCAGTTAAGTCTGTAGAGTGGCAAGAAGCTTATCAGGATGAAAAGACCGGGATAATTATCCCTGCTGGTATCAATGGTATCATGAAGATAGATGGTCTTTCAAATCCCCGTATAGCTCGTGGTATTCAAATGGACCCTCCGTCAATACATTCTAACTCCGTAACTGTAGAGTTTGCATGGGAACCTTCTCATGCCTTTGAAGATATATGGGAGTTCTATTCCAAACTTGGTACATATACTGAGAATGGAGAGTTGATTCGTAGAGTTGTTACCAAGATTATATCTTATAAAGAGACATCTCTGGTATGGCATGGGGCAGACCCGTTTGCCCAGCTTATCAAAAGCGGTAAGTTAAACAGCCCTGCTTATGCAGGAAGTCAGTACTATTCTTTCTCTGAAGAAAAAGCTGCCGAAGCAAATGACCCAGCAAAGAGGGTATCTATGTTCGACTTCAAGGTTCTTTCTGAAAAAGATATAAAGTACAATACCACCCAATCTAATAATGAAAAGGGTGCCGGAAAGGGTAACCACAATAACCAAACAAATAAAACAAACATGGACAAAGAATTGCAGCAAGTGCTGGCGAGCCTCTTTGGTGAAAATCTTTTGACCCTTTCTGAAGGTCAGGAAGTTTCGACAGAGCTGGCTCTCACCCAGATTAAAAACCTGGTACAGCAGAATCAGAGCCTCACTGAGGCCGTGGCTTCCAAAGACACTGAGATTCAGACTCTCAAGGAAGAGAAAGCAAATCTCGAGAAGGACGTAGAGTCTTACAAGGAAGCAAAGAAAAACTGGGACGGTCATATCAAATCCTTCCGTGAGGAAACGGTGGCTGCCTACAAGAAAGTTTCCGGCGAGGAGAACGTAGACCAGAACATCCTGGCACTACTGGAGAACGAAGGAACCACCATGGAGACCCTCAGTGCTCTTCGTAAGACTTATGACGCACAGCTGGAAGACAAATTCCCGATGCACTGCAATCATTGTGGTTCTCAGGACGTGGGCAGGGCATCTTCTATCAATCCCGAGGGAGAAGATGAGACGAAGAACGGAGACAAATCTACTCAGGCAGTTGCCCAAGCTCTGGCCGACCGGAAACTCCGAGGAGAAAAGAAATAACAGAGAAAGTAACTCAAATTTCAAATTAAATTATGGCAGACTTACACAAAGTGGGTTCCCGAACCCCGCAGGCTGTGATTTACAAAAGTGAATCGCACAAGCTTCATCAGGCATTCCCGGTAAAGAAAGATGATATCATCGTTCAGGGCCAGCCAGTAAAACTGAATAATGACGGTACCATTTCTCCGTATACCGGAGCAGAGGGAGAAATCTACATCGGTATCGCTATCGGTTACAGTCAGTACCCAGCATATCCACCCTCGGCAGCGGGAGTAGAGGTAACAGTTATGGTACAGGGCTATACTGTTATTCACGGTATAGCAAAAGAGGCTATAGCTACTACTGGTTATGTACAGACCGACGGTACGTTGGATGACAGCGGTATATATCCCAACTACAAGTCGTCGGCGGCTAATGCCGAGACTCCCTTCCTGGCTATAAACACGGCAGAGGCAGGTGAACTGGTACGAATCCTTGCAAAATAACAAGAAAAACACACTTATAACATGGCAGAAAAAACTTTCACTCGGGACCAGTACTTAAAGGAGCTTCCCGAAATCGTAAAGAACATGGATGGCTTCCGACAGGGAAGCAACAAGAGTCTCCCGGTAGACATTCATCTGGGTGATATGCTCCAGGAGAAATATGGCATTACCCAGGAGGATTATTTCAAAGCCGTCGGGTTCAATCCCAAAGTCGACACGATGGAGAATATATACTCCATGCCGAATCCCGAACTTCGCTGGCTCGTTCCGGAGATTGTCCGTGAGGCAATCTATCTGGGAATGCGAGAAGCACCATTCTATCCCAACATCATCGCATCCGACCAGCCTATCAACGGGTTGACCGCAATCATGCCGCTCGTCAACATGTCCGACGCCAACCCTGCCCGGGTGAACGAGGCAGAGACCATTCCTCTGGGTACCGTATCTTTCGGCCAGAAGTCGGTCAACCTCTTCAAAATCGGTAAGGGTTTCAAGGTTACCGACGAGGTACGAAGCTACGTATCGATGGACGTGATGGCAATCTTCCTTCGTGACTTCGGCGTTCAGCTTGGTTACGCAATGGATGCTCTGGCCATGGATGTCCTCGTAAAGGGTAACAAGCTGGACGGTTCGGAATCGGCTCCGGTCATCGGCGTGGGAGATACCACAAAGGGTATACAGTATCGTGACCTCCTCCGAGTATGGATTCGGGCATCACGCCTCGGCCGTCAGTTCCGTACCATCATCGGCGGTGAAGAGCAGGCACTTGACCTTCTCGACCTTCCCGAATTCAAGCTGCGTTCGTCGGGTACGACCGATGCCCGCCTGAATCTGAAGACTCCGGTTCCCAACTCGGCAGACTTCTACATTCACGGCGGAACTCCAGCAGACGAGGTAATGCTTGTGGACCCGGCAGCAGCCATGATAAAGCTGACTGCAAAGCAGCTGATGCTGGAGTCGGAGCGTATCGTTTCGAATCAGACTGAGGCTATCTATGCTTCGCTGACGACGGGCTTCTCGAAGATGTACCAGGATGCTTCTATCCTCATCGATGCGACGAAGGAATTCACTACCAATGGATTCCCCGATTACATGGATGTCGACAAGTACCTGACAGGTATCATCGAGTAACACCCAATAACTCAAACCTGGGGGCGGCTTAATACCGCCCCCTTAACTAATTTAACTATGGCAAGTAAACGATACGTAAAACTGAGTCCCAAGGCCAGTATCTTCTATGACCAGGGTTCGAAAATCAAGGTTCTCCGCAAAGAGGCTGTGGAGTTAACAGACAAACAGTACAACCTACGGGTTATCAAGGCTGCCTTGGCAAATGGCTATCTCATCGAAGCCAAAGCCGAGGAGTTCAAAGAACCCCTCCCGAAAGGTGCTCCATCAGCTCCTAAGAAGGAAGTTGACCTGGAAGCTGTTCGTAAGAAGTTCGAAGACCTCTTGGAGGCCGAGGAAGCTCCCGAGAAAATCAAGGAACAGTTCAACACCGAGGAGTTGAAGGCTTTGGCTCTCTCTTTGGAGATTGAGCCGGAGGAAGGTGATACCAAGCTTGACTTGGTGAATGCTATCCTCGATGAGCTGAAGGACGAAGACGACGAGTAAACTATGGAAAAGGTAGATTTCTTATCTACCGTAGTTGGACTCAATGCAAGGTTTAGGGGATTCGCTGATGAACTACCCCACGACTTTACAGTAACATGGGTATTTGGTGATGGGAAGACAGAATCACATGTAGGTGTGGTAACTGCTTCACATCTTTATGAAGCTTCAGGTGACTATGTGGTCAAGATGACCATAACCAACAATGTCGGTGGAGTTGCATTATCAAAGACTCAGGTTATTGGGGTTAGTGAAGAGGTAAAGACCCAGTTGCCTGGCAGTATCTATGAGCTGATAGACACTTATATTCCTGAGGATATTTTCGGTAAGCTTACGCTTAAAGAGAAGCAACAGTTTATTGAAAAATGGCAGCTGTATATTCAGCCGCTAGTAAATCACGAAGTACCAATAGAGGAATTTAATAATGAGTTGTATTATGAAGCTCTAGAAAACCAGCTAATTATGGAATTGGCAGCCTATGATTATATGGTTGTACAGATTTCATTGATGGTTGGTGCCACTGCAGAATCCGTTAAAGAGAGTAACTCATCCTCTACATCTGAATCCGAGTCTTCAGAGTCAAGCCGGGGTTCAGGTGAGGTTAAGCGAATACAAACAGGTCCAACTGAGGTAGAATTCTTCAACGATACTGACTCTGAATCTAAAACCTCATCAAATGTCATAAAAGCAATGCAACCAGGTGGAGTTATTGATATACTTAAACAAAATCTGTGTATGCTTGCTGAAAGACTTTCCATCTATCTACCCATTTGCCGAACAGTGAAGAAGGTAGTAGTTCCAAAAGTAGTCAACCACCGGAGGCCAGGACCATTAGATGGCCCAGACCCAGGCTTCCCTGTAAAGAGATAGGGTATGGCACGGAGGAAAAGGATTACAAAAGGAGTATGGGACCGATACAAGGCCATTGTAAATGACTTTGTTGAAGTGGATGCAGGTAAACAACCTCTAATCTGGTTAAAGAGATTTGACCAGATTCTGTCTTACGGTGAAGATACTGGTAATAACTACGAACCGTACTTTCTGGACGGATTGATTCAGTACAACTTCATAAGAACTTGGCCTTCATTAAAAGAGACTGTTTCAGGTGAACTGGACGGTATAAATATTGTATTATATGTAACTAAAAGGTCACTTGAAGAGAATGGTCATTTAACCAAAGAAGGTTATTGGAACTTTGACTGGGTACAGGATAAGTTCGTAATCAATGGAAAGGTCTATTCACCAACTGGTGATACTCAGGTTGCTCAGGCACATGATGAAGCTTTGCTCTTTTTTGTAGTACTGAAGAGAGAAACTCCAGAAGAAACTAAAAAGATACTCTCCTACATGGAGAACATCGATAGGTACGTAGAGTTAACTAAGTACATCCTTGAGTTAAGCGAAATGAATAACTATGAGGATGAAACTACCGTAAAGACTAATACGACATTCAAAGTTAAACCCAAATAAAAAAAAAAAAATGGCCGAAGTAAAACAGAACGGTATAGTAGTTAATCCATCATCTGGTTCTGGTGATACTACTCTTCAGGTAAAAGCCGAAGTAGTTAACCGAGGGAATCGTTTAGCACAGGTTGCTACCTTTGAAGTAGAGGGTACAGGAGTAGCTAAGAAGAAGCAATTCATTGCTAATCATCTCCCAGCAGCCGAGTTTATCAGGTTTGATAATACTAACCCGGCAGTAGATAAGGATGGTGGTACGATAACCTTAACCGGTGTATCAAACACTACCAAAATCACCTTTTCTAAGGGTACGGGAGATATTATCGGGGCTGATGTTGCAGCTATTAAGTTTATGGCAAACGGTGCTGAAGCTACAAGCGGTGTTGCAATCGCTGGCGACCCAGGTGCTAAAGCAAAATATAATTTCAGCCTTACACTGAGTGCTGCAGCTAATGAAACCATAGAAGTTCGTACGCAACAGATTATTGCTACAGCTAATGGTGGTCAGAAAGCAACTGCTACTCTCCATCAGACTGCAGGTGACCCATTCATCGAAGTTGCACCGACTTCAGTCGATGTTCCTCAGGATGGTTCGGTAGTACAGGTTACGGTGGACACCAACACGACTTTTACGGTTACTCCCAAGTCATAGGACCGAGGGATTTTGGTATAGAGGGGTGGGATATCCCCTCTATACCTCTAAATTTTAACATTCAATGTATGGCAAAAGCTACTATACCTTGGGATGACGGTTCCGGCGATAATTTCTATATTGATTATACCGGAATAGAAGGAAGTTCTGAATCTCAAATAACTTCTGATGCTAATCTATCAGGGGTAGAAAGGAGGAAGACTTTAGTATTTAGAACTACCAAAGCTCCTGCAACAGCTCAACAAGCAGAAGCTTATTTGACTGTAGTTCAGAGAAGTGATAATCTGATAGTTGCCATGTTCAATGGTATAGTATCTATTTATGACGGTAAGAGAGCTGGTTATAAACAGGATGAGGTTGCATACCTTCGTAGTAGAGTTAAACAGTTAGAAGAAAATCAAAATAAATAATTCAAGTTATGGCAGAATTTCATGAGATTGGTAGTTCTCAGTTTACTGAAACTACCTCCCCCACTGGGGAAGAGATGATTCAGATATCTGCAACTCAGAAGGTAAAACTCAAAACCATTATCACTGCCCTGATAAAATCGGGATTAGGTACTACCAGTACTACAGCTTATGGGGGTAATGAGGGCTTGATAAATAGGACTATCTTAGAGTCATTTGGATTAACCACTGTATCAGGTGTAAATACTAATTTGACTCGTACTGCTACCCAGAATAAGCTGGCTTTCAAATCTAGATCCCGAAAAGATAAGACTAATGCCTTTGGAAATGAAGCAGAAAATCTGAACGTTTTCTTTGAAGTAGCAACTCAGGCATTGGCAGGTCTGATGTCTGCTGCTGATAAAGTTAAATTGGACGGATCTATCTTAGGTTCAGCCTTAGTAGTAGCGGCTAAGGCTCTGGCTGCTGGAACAGCTCCCACAGTAAAATGGGATAACTCAAGTAATACTCTTACTTTTGGTATACCGAAAGGAGACAAAGGGGATAAGGGTGATAAGGGTGATAAGGGTGATAAGGGTGATGCTGGATCTGGCTCGTCTACAGATATGAAGATGACGGGTTGGACTAACATCACTAAATACGGGGATGTACAGGATCCATATATCCAGGCCAGTGATACTTTGCTGGATGCTATTCGGAAACTTTCATGGATGACTGGTAATAACACTGTTAAAACCTTTGGAGATTCTTCTGGAATAGGTATGATATGGTGGAACGGTGATACAGTACAAAATATCTTCAATGCCTTTTACCTGGAGATAGATACCCTCACATGGTATATTATGTTCGAGGGTCAGTTCTCCAGTATGGGAGAAAATGCCACTGACGAAGACATCATAAATTATCTAGTATCGAAAGGTACTTCTACTTACTTAGCTGATAATTATCAGGAACCTGTTGAGTATCGTACGAACTCTTCACCCGCTTTGACTATAGGAGGAGGTTCAAGTGTTTGGTATACGGGAACTCAAAATCCTACCGTTAAAGTTAACGGGAGTGGGTTTAGCGAGAAAAAACCAACGGCATTTTTTGGGTGTCCCTACAACCTAACTCCTACATTTACACCGTCTTCAAATACAACCTTGCATTTACATCAAAACTATGCAGATGTAAAACCTACTTCGGGTTATAAGGCATATACCCTATATTGCCAGAAAGTATCTGGTACATACCAGATACTTATAAATGTAGCCCCATATAACTAAACTGTATAACCTATGAAAATTTCAAAACTCGGTTGGCTTTATATTGCTTTAGCCATCGCATCCTTCATCATTTTCTCTTGTATTTGGAGATGGTTAGATAATTGGTTCTTAGCTGTGCTGCTTATAGTATACCCCCTGGTATATTTTGTAGCTGGATATTTTGCTCACTATCTCAAGGTTAAATCTGTAGCCAAGAAAGAATAGGAATGTCTAGTACATTAGAAGAACATGCTCATAAAACTTGGTTTGGCAAGTTATTACACACTATAGTACATATCCTCCTATGGATTTGGCAATTGCCTCAGAATCTGGTGGGATTAACCTATAGGTTAATTACAAGGGGTGAAAAGAGGATACTCAAACAAAGGTCGACTGCTTTCTATATAGCTCCTACTATGAGTGGCGGAGTTAGCTTGGGTAATTATATCTTTCTCTCCAAGAGTTCAGGATTAAGAGAGCCAGTATATGATCATGAGTTTGGTCATTGCATACAATCCAGGATATTAGGTCCTTTATACTTACCCACAGTTGGGATCTGTAGTGGGTTACACTGTATGTTTCACAACCGTAAAAATAACTACTATGATTTCTGGACTGAGCGATGGGCAAATAGATTAGGAGGGATAGAGGGTTACTCTGGTGAATATCACTACCACAAGGATGGTGTTATACGAACCATTTACTCTAAGTTGGAGGCTTTCTATAACAAATATTTTTAGAGTATGGCAAGGAAGGTCAATATCACACTCCCTAAACTATCTGACCTTGTACTTCAAGTAAAACTCAACGGTGAATGGCAAAAGGTAGAAGCCTTAGTCAGTAACCTTGGGCCAAGTATGCAAAGGGGGTATGATAAAGCCGTGGATAAATTTTCCAGAAACCTCCTTGCAATCGTAAAGAAGTCATTAACTTTGGGTATACCTCCCGTGGGTGGAGGAATAACATGGCAACCCTTATCCCCAGCTACTATCGAAAGGTGGGGACAACATCCTATTTATAACCTGACTGGTCTCTATTCGAGATCAGTTGGGTTATATCGGTATAAATCGAGAGTTCTAATCGGATTACCCATTGGAACTAGACGCTCTTCTCAAAAGGAATTAACCCTGAACCAATTAGCTAAAATATTAGAATTTGGTTCTAATGACGGTAGAATTCCTTCTCGTCCAGTATGGGCACCTTCTCTCAAGGCTGTTGGAGGTAGGGGTAAATTAAGAGACCTTATCCTAACTGAAATACGCAGGGAACTTCAAAAATATGGTGTAAGACCCAATCAAGTAAAATGGTAAATTCTCAGGAAATTATAGAGAGGTCCATATATATGGCCTTATTAAATATGGCCATTGAACTGGGATATACCATAAACCCAGAAGATTACCTCCCTACAAGTGAAGCAAATGCTGAAAGATTCAAGGAAGATTTAAAGAATATCACCCAAGATAAGGGATTCTATATAGGTATCTTTGGAGTGGGTAACAATCACTCAAAAGGTATAAAAGAAACCCCCCGTATCGTGGTTGATTCCGAAGGATTCTATCCTGGAGATATTGGACTACCGAGACAGATAATAGAGAAAGAAGAGGGCATAGGTTACACTGCAACTGAAGTACCTTATGAAACCCTATCACAATACATGAACATAAGACTGTGTGCTCATTCTGCAGAACACATGAGACTGTTGCATCAGATTATGTTCTGGTCAGTTCCTCAAAGAGGCTACCTAAAACCATACGAAGAACCCAAATTTCTATTCACAGGAAATATATTCCTCCGGATAGTTAATTTTTATAACATGCCGGATTTGGATAATGGGTTGATGGAAAAGGTATACCAATTTGAAGTACAGGATTGCCTCTTAGATGGTAACACTCCTCCAGAGGTAATTACTCCAATAAGAGATATTTCCGTGCTTCTAGAAAATGCCGATTACACTCTGAAGGTTCCCCAAGGAGCCTGACCCACCTATACCTCCAATCGACCCTGGTTCTTACTTGAGGGTACGTGGAGGTGGATTCTTTTTTACTATCATAACCTTAATCAATAATTATATGCCACAGACTCCAAGAGTAAGGTTCAATTTTAAGAACCTGAATGTACAATCAAGTGTACCTCTGTTGGGTGTAATCAATGTAGTAGCCCGTACTACTAAGGGTCCATTCGAAGACCCGAAGGACTTGATTGCAACTCCCTCACAGTTCACTCGCATCTTCGGTTCGGAAATAGTTCCGGATGGTTCGGTATCAAACATCATGAAAGCCCTGGAAATGGGTGCAAAAGTCCGGGTATCACGAGTAGCTGGAGTTGGGGCTACTTATGGTTGGGCAAAGCCTATGTCGGTAACACCGGCTTCTTCTCAGGCAGTTCCCTCGGTATCGGTACCAGACGGTTCTTCGGTTATTTCCATTACTATTTCCGACCCGAGTGGGGCTGAGAACAGTCTCTCTATGCACATGGCCATACGTACTCGAGAGGCTGGTTCTCCGGTATTGGATGATACGGGAGTTAATCTCAATCGTCCTTTTTACCTGAAGCTGAATGTATCCACGGAACCAACACTCCGTGCAAGCATCATTCAGTATGGTGGCCGGGATGATATTACCAATATTCCGACGTACGACAGCATGCTCAACGAAATGCTGTTCTTCTCGGCAGTATCTGCAAACACTTCCGAGGGAGTAACCAATCCCTCTATAAATGTGAATACTCTGCAGAACTTCCTGGATAATGCTCCCAACATCACTTTTGAGGCAATCCAGGGTAAGGCAGGCGATGGTCAGGGTACCATGGCAAATCTGGCAACCGGTATTCAGACCATGGAAGATATCATATCCATTCTTCGTCAGTTCTCCAACTGGAACTCGATGATTACTGTGGGTAAGATAACGGAAGGTACCGTGGATGCCGAGGAAATTTCCGATACCAACGTATACATGCAGTGTACTGAGGGTAATGCAGGGGCTACTCCTACGGCAGACGAATGGCTCTCGGCATATCAGGCAAGCAAGGCCTACTACGAGGCATATTCGGTAATCCTTTCTCACATACATCAGCATCTGCCTACGGATTATACCAAGGTATATACCTCTGTAGCTGCCGATGTACACAACATCTTCGAACAGATGTTGTATGTGGAAGTGCCTAAGTATGCTCCTGACACTCGTACCCCAGCAACTCCCGAAGAGACCCTTTCGGCACTGAAGACTCTGGTACAGACCATTGGTGCCAAGAAAGAAGTGGCATATTTCGGAGGTGGTATCAAGTATTACAACGAGAATGGCTCTCTCCAGAAATGCGATGTGCTGGGTTCGGTAGTGGGACTCGATGCCATCTGCGCTTCTACCTACGGTCCCTGGTATTCGTTCTCCGGTATGAACCGGGGTGTAATCGTATCGGCACTCGGTCCGGTGATGAAGAACTTGGGAGGACCTGCTGAAGTGGATACTCTTAACGAGTTCGCTCAGTGGTACATGAACCTGTTCGTAATAAAGAACACCAGGACCCAGGGTCAGCGCACTATGCTCTGGCATGGTTTCACTTCGAACCCAGTAGACGATTCGGAGAAATTCATCTCCATAGTTCGTCTCAATCTCTATCTGAAGAAAAACCTCCGGCCGATTTTAGAGAGCTACATCGAAGAGCCCAATACCTTCGATACGTGGAAACTCATTTATCACGAAGCAAAAGAAATTCTGGATGACCTGCAGACCCGCAATGCCATCACTTCCTATGAGTGGATAGGTGACCAGGATGCCCAGAGTTACGAAGAGCTTCAGATAAACAATGAGGCCGACGTTCGCCAGGGTAAATATCGGGCTCAGCTGAAGTATAAGGAGGTTGTTCCAATGCAGGATATCGAAATGGATGTTATCATCGACATTGCTGTAAACAAGAGCACCGGTGAAGTATCCATCTCTGCCCAGAATAACTAACAAATAAATACGATAAATACTATGGCAGGAGCTAAAGTAAAAAACCCGAGGAAGAAGTTCTTATGGCAAATAATATTTGTCAAGCACCCCATCAACCCCTTCCTCTTTCAGAAGGTAACTGTACCTGAGATAAGTATCGAACAGGTTGCACACGGGGATGTAAACTACGACGTAAAGACCGGTGGCAGGGTATCAGTTGGTAACTTAACTGCATCTAAGCTGGAGACAACTTCTGGTTCAGATACCTGGTTATGGGATTGGCTGATGTCAGTACAGGATATGCTGCTCGGGGGAGGTTTAACCCCAAGTCAGTACAAGGAAACCGTACTTATCAATGAGCTGGCCGAGGATGGAGTATCTATCCTTAATTCCTGGACTTGTACCGGAGTATGGCCTTGCAAGGTAAACGGACAGGACTTAGACCGAATGAGTTCGGACAACACTCTGGAGGATTTGGAGTTCTCAGTAGACACCTGCGAGAAGCTGTAATAGTGAATCACCAAGGGAGAGCTCAGCAATGAACTCTCCCTTTTTCGTATCCAAGACTATATTCAGAAGAATACACTTAACAACTCAACAACATGGAAGACAAAACACTTTATGGTAAGAAACTTACCTTCAAACTCCCCAGTGGTTACGAGGTAACTATAAGGGAACAGAATGGAGAGGATGATGATATCCTTTCTAATCCGGTAGATGCCAAAACCTTCATGAACATATCAAAGTTCATTGCAGGCATTGTAACTGATACTGATATAACAGCAACTCGATTGCTTACCCCCGAAGATGTGCAGAAAATGCCCTCACTCGACAGGTATGCAATCATGGTAAATTCCAGGGTGTTTTCTCTTGGGGAAATACTTGACTTCAGGTATGCTTGGGATGGTCCAGCCGATGGTCAAGTTCGTGAAGTAGACTATGAAATAAACCTTCAGGAAGAGTTCCTTTTCGACTACGGTGTAGTTCCAACTATGGAAGAGATGGAAGCAAAACCTAACGCTATCCCATTCTACCCAGTACCTAAACAAACCTCGGAAATACAGTTCACTACTAAAAGTGGGAAAGAGATGTGCTTCGACCTCCTCAATGCCCGCGGGGAAGCCTACGTCTTAAATCTCCCCGCAAGTGAACGTACCAAAAATCAGGAGTTAGTCGCTCGTAATCTCAAACTGAGGGTTGGTGACAACTATGAACCCGTGAAGAACTTCCGGATGTTCAGCCCAAAAGATATGATGGACATAAGGTCTGCTATCAAAGGGTTTGACCCCCTATTCCACGGTACTACTCAAATCGAAGACCCCGAAACGGGACAGAAGATTATGGTACCAGTGATGGCGGTAGATAATTTTTTCTACCCACGGGAGAACTAGAAGATGTATATCTATACATTGTTAAAGCTAATATTAGTATTGACTTTAACACTCTAGCAAAGCTCCCCTGGCGGCGAAGGAAGAAATTTATAGAAGCCGCCGAAGCATATTACAATGCCCTTGAGAAAGAGCTGCCCAAAGGAAAGTAGGGCAGCTCTCTTTTGTTCGATAAATCTGAAACTATATGGCTTTTACAAGTGGTAGTCCTTCTGCAGGACAACTAGAGATAGGTGTGGCCCTTGTCCTTCAAGATAGGTTTTCAAACCAGGCAAGAGAAGCTAGCTCAGTCATCAGAGGTTTACATAGGGATGCTAAGAATGCTGTACAGGCTAACTTAACCGCAGTTCAGTCGTACGCTAATATAGCCAGTGGTGTGGCCAGTTCGATAGTATCAACATTAACCACTACTATAGAAACCGGAGCTGATTTCATAGACATGATGACTTCAGTGGGAGCTATATCTGGAGCTACCGAAAATCAAATGTCTGGGTTATCCGAAACTGCCCAGACATTAGGTTTAAGGACCATGTTCATGTCAAGGGATATAGCTTCAGGTATGAAATACTTGGCAATGGCAGGTAATGATGCAAACCAGATTCAGCAAATGATATCTGGTGCAGCCATGATGGCTAATGCCACGGGCATGGAGTTGGGAGGTAAAGGAGGCACAGCTGACTTACTGACCAATATCATGAGGACCTTCAAATTAGAGGGTCAAAATGCAGCTAATGTAGTTGGAGACCAGCTTACTAAGGCGGCTATGTCATCAAATGTATCCATGGCAGACTTAGCTGAATCTATAAAATACTCAGCTGCATCCATGGTAACTCTGAGACAGCAGTTACCACAAGTAGCTGCCATGATAGGTACTCTGGGTAATGCAGGTATTCAGGGTTCTATGGCAGGTACTTCTATAAGAAATATGGCAGACTACCTGACTCAGTCATTAACCAATCCTAACTTTAAGGGAGCTAAGGCTTTAGCTAGATTAGGACTGAGTAAACAGGATTTTGTAGATGCCAATGGAGACCTTCAAGATTTTGCCATAATCTTAGGTAAAATAGAAGAAGCTACTCAAGGATTGTCTACTATAGACCAGAATGCTGTATTCAAGAGTATCTTCGGTGTACGTGGTATGCGTGCTGCAGTTGCAATCATGCGTGATACTGAAGGTTACTTTGACCTGTTAAATAAGATACAAAACAATTCTGCGGGATTTGCTGAAGAGGTAGTAGGGAAACGAATGGAAACCCTTGCAGGTAAAATTGATATTATCCAATCTGCTGCCGAGAACCTTATGACTACTTTCAGTGAAGCCCTGGGTAAGAATCCTATTATAATGGGATTTCTGGATATGCTCGGTTGGGCCATATCTCAGCTTCGTGACCTAATGGCAACTCCATTTGGTCCATGGATAGCGGGATTTGCTGCTATAGCTTCAGTTGGTTTAAAGATAGGTTCTATTTGGATGGGACTGAGAGCACGTTGGTTATTACTGAATGGTGACTCTCAAGTATCCTTCAAAACCATGATAAGGTTAATGATGGGCGGCTGGTCTCAAGCCACTATGTCTGCTCAGGGTTATTTAAACATGGAGAGAGCCATCATAGCTCAAAGGAAAGCTGGTATTGGAGCAAGTGCGACTATCATTGCAGGTATGGCTGGATTACCCGGTTATTTCTATAATGGTAATATTCCAGCAAAAATGGGAGCCAATGGTAGATACTATGCCCAAACTGGTAGAGGAGCTTCTGGATGGACTCCAGTACCTGCTGCAATGGTTACTACTACTAATGCGGGTCAGATGACTCGGGGTTTAATGGGTACCGCTGCAGGGGCAGCAGCAGGTGCGGCATCCCGAGGAGCTTTGGCTTCTGTGGGTAGAGGCATACTGGGATTTGGTTCTAGATTACTCGGGTTATTCGGAGGTCCACTTGGGTTAGCTATTACTGGTATATCCATATTTGGGCCCATGATATACAGTGCTATTAAAGGTAACAAGTCTGCTCAAGATGAAAATACCAGGGCTACAAATGACCTGGCATCTGCTATCAAAGCCAGCCGAGAGGGTTATAAACAAAAGGATAATCTCCAAATGTTAACTATCCAAGAGATACGGTGGTTAGTACAGATGCTCGGAGTTTATACTGATAAGCTCAACAATCGGGAAAATAGAGGTACTCACTTAACTATCAATATGGATGGTAAGAAGTTCCTGGAAGAGTACCTTGGTGAAAGAGATTCAGAGATAAATGTAGCTGCTGGAGTAAACTAATAAATCATGGCATCGCTCATAGGAAAACCTTTAGGAAAAGTAGCTCAAGAAGTAGTTGACCTTGAGCAAGGGAGGATATTCCAATCTCCTCTCAATAAAGTATGGAGAGCCCTGATACTCATAAACAGGGCTACTTCTCCAATGGCTAAGGCAGAACCCAATAAGATGGGTAAAGCCTATGACGCAAAGAATCTGCATGTAGCCCGAAAGGGTTCGTTCTCTTTAGCTCAGGCTCAGGACCCTTGGACTCAGAATCGTATAGCTGCTGAAACAGCTGGGGTTTCTCCTGAACAGATTTTGAAGGCTAAGTCCATAGATTATACTGTAGCAAACAAGTTGACTTCTGAACTGATAAAGAACGACATTGTTATTGCTAACCTGAATGTATCACCCGCTGTAAGTTTAGTGATTCAAAACAGGCCTGACAGATTACGAGTAGAACCTAATGCTACTTGGGCTGCAGTTAAATCCATGGGACGTAATAACCCCTTTTATTTCTACACTGGAGGAGAAGATACAATAACATTCGACATCTCTTGGTATTCAGTAGATGCTGAACACAGAGACGATGTGGTGAATAAATGTAGATTGCTCGAATCCTGGGCAAGAGCTGACGGTTATTCTGCATCACCCCCTACCCTAAGAATTCAGTGGGGTAATTCTGGATTATTTGAAGACGACCTTTTCATACTAGCTTCAGCTCCATATGAATTAACTCATTTTCAAAATGCAGCTCGTATGAGGAAAAGGTATGATAATGACCCAGAGACTGGTCAGAGGATTGCAAGTACTGTAAGTCAACCTTTTGACCTTAAGCTACTACCTAATTGTGCAACCCAAACACTCACCTTCAAAAGGGTAACTAAAAACAATCGAACTTGGGAAGAAATAATCCCTGCTAGTAAGTTGCAGTATACGCCTGGAGTAATCTATGATGGTGGGGAAGTAAATTCTCTAGAAAACTCCGATACGGAGAGAGTAGGCACACAAAATTAAATACTTATGGTTACTATCCCAGGAACAAGTCCCTATGAGGACAGTTATGTAATAAAGTTCCCAGACGGGGATGTATCTTTGGAAAGGAATATATCTGCAATATCTTCAGACCATATAATTCATTCGGTACTTGAAGGAGAAACAATCCAAAACATCGCCTTCAAATACTATGGAGATTCTGGAATGTGGGGAGTAATTGCGGATGCCAATGATATTCTCAATCCTTTCGAAGATGTTCATGAGGATATGGAGTTAATCATACCGAATTATGGAGGATAGTAAACCCATTCTCGTAAACGGTAATGGTACTCCATACCTTGCCATATTCGATGGAGCTGGCTCTCCTATTATGGACGAGTTCAATGGCATTCCCATCGGTATGGAAGTCGAGAACTTCAACTACAAGTACACAGAAGGTAAAGGAGACAAAGGTAAGTTTACTATAGTAACTGACTTTGTAGGAATAGTGGACCATCCCTCTTTACAATTCAAGATGCCCTTGAAGATACAGTGGGGATGGATATTCAGTGACAGCTCTTTCAAATCCGGTCCTGTAAGATTGGTCAACATAAAGAGTCATCAGATAGAGTTTACACCAGAGGGAGTAAAGTTTACCATAGAATTTGCTGATGCAAAGATGTTCTTGGAAGCCGAACCTTCAAAATTTGTGGGTAATAAAACCGAGTACTTGGAGGTATTCAAGGAATTAGCCTTGGGTAAGATGCCTTTAATTGTAACGGATTACTCTCAGAAAGCTGGTACAGCTCTGGTAATAACCGATAATCAACCATGTGATGGCAAAACAGAGCAAAGAGAAAAGTAAGCCTTGCTTACCTTGTTATACAAAAATACAAAACTCTGAGGAGATAGATGATGGGTTAGTAGGAGTAAAAATACTTGAATTGACTCCAGAGAACCTTTCTAAACCTGCTCAGGACCCTGATAGATATAAGTTAAAGATGATACCGGCCACATTTGCAGAAGGTACTGTAATTGCAGGTTCGGCTACATTCTTAAACAAATACTCTCAGTTAGTGGGTATAGTTAAGGCTATGCCAGGAGGTCCTAACTTTGTAGACACTCGTGATAACAAGATAGAGATACACAATGGAAAGCAGTCAGGTAAAACGGTATTTGCATATACCTATGCTGGTGGAACTGGAGAACTGTTAGAGTTCAGGGTTCAAACTAAATACGTACAAAGTATAGAAGCTGGTAAAGCTTCAAGTATAGACCCTGATACTAAAACTGTGGAAACAGAGGTAGTTCAATGTATACCCACCAACGATGACCCATGTAAGCCGGATGCTTATGTTAGAAGGAATAAGCCTGAGATACTTATGGAGCCAAGAGATGTTACTCGTATGGCAAAGTTCGAAAGGGCTATAATACCAAGTACCTCTACATGTCGTCAGGTAAACAATTCTTCTAAAAAGCCTCCAGTATATAACTCTGTAACTGATGCTAAACAGAAGATAGCTTCAAATCCCTCATTAACTGAGGATGAAGTTAAAGCTTACAATTCTCAGATAGAAGCCGAGTGGAAAAAGTATCAAGATGGACTTAAGGGGTTCGAAGATGCAATACGTTCAGGTAAAACTGATGTAAGTCTTCCACCACCACCAGATGAGGTATCTAACTTTGTCATTCGGAGAAAGGTGTTGGTAAAGCTGAATCCCATAGATTATGCTCCTAACAGTAGCACAGCTCAGTGGCAAAATCGATGGAGACAAGGTTACAATGCTTTGAAGAAGAGAACCGATGTAAGCTTGGTCATCCAGGGGTCTTCTCAGGAGAGACCTTACGGAGATTATCCTTATGACCATCCCGGTTCAGACCGTTCTAAGGTATTAGCCGAAATGGAATTAGAAATACAAGTACCAGGTGTACGAGTAGTAGCTGACCCTTTATTCACAACCATGGGAAGCTTCATGTCTAATGACATCATCGAATCGGTGAATAGTCAAATTAAAGCAAAAGCCAAGTTCGTTGGTAACCCCGATATGAAGTCTTCTCAAATCATTGAGATAAAGAATGTCGGTAAAAAGTACTCTGGTGACTGGTATGCAAAAGAGGTTGAACATAGCTTTGATACCGGGGGATATTTCACTGAGGTTACTTTTGAGAAGAAGTCACGTAACTCTATACTGAATCGAATATCTACTTCTGTCAATACTCAGGAAGTATTCCAAAAAGCTCATGACATAGCTGAAGAGTCTTATACTACGGGTGCTTGGAAAATACCAAGTAAGATTAAGGCTGAGGTGGCTAGATACCGAGCTTCAACTTGGACAGAAGAGGACAAGGAGAATCCTCAAAGAGCTGGTCGTCAAATTGTGGTACGTCAGAACCCCGACAACCCTGCTGATTATAAAGTAGAGGTAGATTCAAGAATTGACTTTCAAGTAGGTAGGAACATAAGCCCAAGAGAATAATGACCTTATACGAAATAATTCAACAAAGAGGTATAGAGGCCATTGGAAGATTCTATTCTACCTATCGAGGTATAGTAATAACTTCTAATGACCCTGACTCTCAAAACAAGGTATGTGTACATCTCCCGAGTATACTAAGAGGTGTAGAAGTATGGGCCTATCCTAAGCATCAACAAGGAGGTCCTGGTTCTGGATTCAAATGGTTATCTCCTCGTGAAGGTTCTATAGTATATGTAGAATTTGAAAATGGAGACCCAAGACACCCCCTCTGGTCTTATCATGGCTGGGCAATCGGAGAGATGCCTCCTGACTTAGACAAACCCCATGTACTTGGGTTTATTACACCCAAAGGCAATAGGATTATACTGGATGAAAGTGAATCGGGAGTATTAACTGCAATAATCCAACAAGATATAATTGTTAAGTCTCTAGACGGTAACATAAACGTCGATGCGAATAACATTATAATGCAGGGGGGAGAAGTTGGTATTCCTGAATCCAATTCGGTAGTAGGGAGGTTAAATAAAATTGAGCAAGACCTAAATAAAATAAAGCAGACATTTACTAACTGGGTACCTAAACCTCAGGACGGTGGTGGTGCTTTGAAGACTGCTGCTGCATCTTGGGCTGGTTCTAAATTGGAAGAGACCAAGGTGGAGGATATTGAAAGTGAAACAATTAAACAACCTAACTAATGGCAAACTATAATCAACTCAACACTATTGGTAGTGGTGCCTATTTCCCGATAAAGCTTGAACAAGCCCTCGGGAGTGATGGGAAACCAGAATCAGTACAGCTGCCAGATGGAAGAGTAGTACCAAAGATAGGGTGGTATATACTCCGAGGGGATGTTGCTTTAATAAAGCAGAATCTCACAGCTATCCTAACCTATCAGATAGGCCAAAGGTTCAGGCAAGAGGACTTTGGTTCTCGAACTTGGGAATGTTTGGAAGAACCTAACACCAGTGCTCTCAATCTCATGATTAAAAATTTCGTGAAGGATGGCATAGCAGCTTGGGAACCTCGGATAACTGCATTAAAGGTATTCGCTCTGAAACCCACCAAGGAATCTATAAGACTCTTGATATATTTCAAGGTACAGAACTCTCAAAGGGTAGAAGAGTTAAACTTTCAGTATAACTTAAATAACTCTACAACAAATGTCTACTAGCAACCCTTGGCTCACCCCTTTTCAGAGGTCATATAATGACATAAAAGCCAAACTGATTCAATCTCTGAATGAAAGGGTTCCAGAGATAACGGATATGAGTGAAGGTAATATCTTCATCCTTACACTCTCAATATTTGCAGGTATTGCCGAGGTAATACATTACTACATCGACGGTATGGCAAGGGAAGCTTTCCTCCCAACTTGTCGAAGGTATTCATCTCTGTACAAACATGCTAAGCTGGTGGATTATCATATAAAATCAGCCATCCCCTCTTCAGTAGACTTAACTGTTTACATGCAAGATGGAAGTCCTTTCCCTGTAGATATACAAGTACCGCAGAACACCATTTTTAATTCAAAGGATGGTAAACAGTGGATAACTACTCGTAATGTAACTATCGAAAGGGGTACTTATACTTATAAAGTACCAGTAGCTCAAAAGGAGGCTGTGGAGGAAGTAGAACTGGGTACTTATACTTCTCATGACATTATCATAACCTTGGGAGATTTGCCCACGGATAAGAAGTATGTAGAAGGTTCTATGGTACTTACTATTGGTGGAGAAGCTTGGACCTTGGTGGATACTTTTGCTTATTCAGGTCCTGGTGATAAGGTGTACAAGGTAGAACTTGATACTACTCTCACTCCGTACCTGGTATTTGGTGATGGTCAGTTTGGTAGGAAACCAACCATAGGTTCACTCATCAAGGGGCAGTACTATCTTACGTATGGTGCAAACGGTAATATACCGGCAAACCAATTCGACAAAGTTCCAGATGTAATGACCGATGTAACTTCTGGCCTTACTCTAACCAATACTATAGCTGCTACCGGGGGCTCTGACTATGAGGATTTTGATACCCTCAAAGAGCATATACCATTAAGTATTAAGACTCTGGGAGTGGCCATCACCAAAGAAGATTATGAGGCCATAGCCATGTTAATAGATGGAGTAGATAAAGCTTACTGTAACTACATCTGTGGAAAATATGTAGAAGTATATATCACTCCAGATGGTGGTTCAGAAGCAAGCACCGAGCTTATTAACAATGTAAAGCAAAGGATGGAATCTTCTAAGGTGTTAACCACTCGAGTAAGTGTGTATTCTACACATGCAGCCAAGATTTACCTTTCGGCTGAAATTACTGGTAGAAAGTCTTTCAAATCCATAGATATAAGCAACCAGGTAAAGAAAGCATTGTTGGACGCTTATAACTATCAGAACTCTGATATCAATAAACCGGTAAGACAGTCTGACTTGTATGCTCTCATGGATAATCAGCCCATGGTTGATTTCCTTACCATAACCGAGCTGTACTTACTGCCGTACCCGATAGCCATAAATATCAACTCTCAGAATACGGAAGAGATAGTATCAGTGCCCGCACTGAATATCACCTACTTCAAGATGATATCATTTACAACCTCTACTCCGGAATCTGATTTTGAGAATTGTTACATACAGACCGTAATAGAAAACGGCAATGCCTTCTACAAGGTGTATGCTAACAAGGACTTGTCGGGTAATGCTCTATACTCTGGTCAATATGGTAAACCTCTCGAGGTAACTCTGACCAAGTCAAAGTTCAGCCTTACAATCAACTTACCGGTTGAAAATGCAAACTACGAAAACGGAACAGTATATCAATTAACCACCCAACCGATGGGAAGCAACGGCAGATTGGTAGACTTGATTCCTCACAACTACAATATCCCCACTATCAGTTCGGATAACATAACACTCACAATCAATGAAGTGGTTTAATCCAGTGAAGACATTCTTCAGGGATTACATCTTCAGTAATCTTTTCGACCATTACTACAAAGCTAATGATACCTATCAGGATTCAGAAGGCAAGGGTATATTCGAAAGGTTCATAGATGTATGTTCTGGCTATTTCGATACTGAGGTAATGCCCGATATAGATAATTTCATGGAATGTTTGGATGTGGATAAAGCTAATCCTATATTCCTGAACTATCTATGGGAATACTTTGGGTTCATTCCTTATGCTTATGGCGTATTAACTAAGGGAGAACCTTATACAGAGGAGAATCTAGAGAATTGGGTAAAAGAGGACAGGGGTTTTCCCACTGCTGATTACCGGTTAGTTCTAAGATACGCCATATCTTTGTACAAGATAAGAGGTACTCGACGGTTTTATGAAATATTAGGCCGTTTTTACGGAGTGACATTTACTCTAACTGAAGTAGATGAAAGTACCAAAGCCTCAATAGCTCAAGCTATAGGTGATGGTTCTGTAAACTATGATACTATCTCTCACTTCGATACTCCTTCAGCTACTTATGATACCGAGACAGATTGTTGGGAATGTGTCCCAATGATTCTCACTATTGGTATACCAAAGGGTCAGTGGGACTTTATGGTAATGAAAGACCATGAGATTCAAGAACAACTATTGGAAGAGTGGAAGCTGATGAATCCCGATGCAACCGAAGAAGAGATAGAGGCTGAAAAGGAACTGATACAATCAGAACATCTCTCTGACTATAGTGATAAAGTAAGAGAAACTCTGGTAAACATTGTCAATAAGTACTTACCCGTAAACGTAAAATATTTTGAACCAAAAGACAGTTCTGTAGTATTTGAACAAACTACTGCCGTAATTTATATCGTATATGCTTAACATGCCTCTAATAGCTCTACTATCTTCTTTTGCTCAAGAAGACCCTAAACTCGACAATGCTGTTCAATCTTTAACCAAATCTTCGATTGAATTGGCCGAAGCTGCCTCAAATTATGGGGCACTTAAAGTGATATTCGGTATCTTTATGGTATTGGTTCTAGTGATGGTAGTAATGTTTATCTATACTATCTGGAACCTTAACAAAAAAGTTACCGTGGTATCTGAATCATCACAACAGGTAAAGGAGTTTTTCGATGGAGCAGCTAACTCAACTATCGGTGTAACCGAAGCTCAAATATTGATTCGCAGGGAATTCAATTGCTTGGGCCATATATTAAAGTATACCATACTACGAATAAGATTCGAGAACCATATAGACAACAAGGAGTCTACAGTAAAGAAAGTGGAAAGCTTAGTAAACAATGAATATTCCGAACTATGTGGACTATTTTCCAACTTCACTTGTCATGGTAAATCTCTCTCAAATATCTTTGAGCCTCAGGATAACGAGGCAATAAAAGATTTGGTAATAGAACAGATATACATACCTAAGGACCAGTTTTCCATTTCAAACATGGACCAATCTGTAAGTATGTATCTCAACGGATTAAGACTAATGTACCTTAAAAAATTATAACTATGGCACGAAGATTATTGCCTATCATCGACTTTGCTCATGGGTCTGATGTAGCAGGAAAACAATCTCCTGATGGTAGACATAAGGAATACCTATGGAGTCGTAAAGTGGGAAAAGCTTTGGCAGAGCGTCTCAAACAAGAAGGATTCGAGGTAGCTTTCACCAATACCGGGGACACCGAAATCGGGCTATCTAGAAGAAAAGAAATTGCAAATAAATTAAATACTCCCCGAGGGGGTGCAAAGTTTCTGCTTTCACTCCATAACAATGCTGCAGGCATGGGGAATGAATGGTGCACTGCCCGAGGTTTTGAAATTTATACCACTAAGGGACAAACTCGTTCAGATTTATTTGCTACTGTAATATTTGAACAACTCCAAGAAGATTTTCCCATTACGGACGGCTATAAACACCGAACAGATCCTTCGGATGGAGATCCTGACAAGGAATCCAATTTTACGGTGTTGATGGGCAACAATTACTGGGGAGTACTTCTTGAATGGCTTTTCCAGGATAATCCCGACGATGTCAAGTTACTCGAAGATGATTCCGTGAATAAGAAACTGGTAGAATCGTTAACTAAAGCTCTTATCTTTATAGATGAGAATCTTGATAAATTAAAGCTGTAGATTATGCCGACTAACAATGCAACTGAGGTTGTAAAGGGTGTAGTACAACCAAGGTTTTATCAAGTATATGGTGATCTGATTGAATCCAAGGAAGTGATGGAACCCCTGGCTATAGTCGGAGGTACTGGCCCTGTTTGTGGATTCGATTGGGTAGACACTTCTAAGTCAGATGTGACTATAACCAGTATATTCAATACAACTTCTCTGGAAAATGTTCTTGGCAGGGAAATACTCAGAGGTAAGTCTCGGAGAGTATTCTTATCTAATAAGGGTAATACGGCTGGTCAAGTCTTCAATGCTTACATTACCCCGGATGGCTTATGTCACATTGCCCCTGATACTCTGACTTTCAACGGAGTTCAACCAGATGGAGGTTGGCCAAGTCTCACTAATCCCCAAAAGGTAGTGGCTTTTGTAGTGAAAGCTTCTCACTCTTATAAGGCTGATAGTAGTGATCCAGCACCAAGTATATCTAACTTCACTTGTAATTGGCTGGTATTACCAGGAGAGTTGAAGTTTGAGAACATCCTTCGTTGGGATTATAATGAAGTGATGAACATTCTGGTACAGAGCTCGGTGCCTTGGAATCAGAATACCGATACTATCATAGGGTTATACTTTGTGGGATGGGATCCATATTGGGATACTGATCCAGAATCTTCTCGGTATAAATCCATAATGGCCCAATTTAACTTCACTCTTTGCTTAGTTCCTATCCAAGGGAAATTCCCCGTTGAGCCTTGGGGAATGAGCCCATTAGAAGCTTTGGATTTAGATAGGCGAGTATCTGCTCTAGAAGAAACTTCAATTCCGGGCCAAGTAGATAACCTCACAGCAAAAGTAGATAACTTGGTGAGTTCATTGGGTTCTGGGGTGGATGTAAGCTTAACCAAAGGTGAATCAGGGGATGATGATCAGTTCATATTTACTCGCTTGAATATTAAAGGCTCTACATTTGTATCTGGTAGGAATGTAACTAAAACCATAAACAGTTCCTGGTATGAGAATGCGGATGCCTTGGGCATATTTATAGCTCCCAATATTAGTCTAGTTAACCCCACTACAGTAGTCTCAGGTAACTGGGATATAGGTTCTGTAGTATTTGAACCTGGATTGGATGGGAGTCTAGTAGTTGGAGATGCTATACCTCCGTCTGGTAAAAGCGATTGGCAATTAGTAGCCATAATCAATCCTCAATTGATAGGGGGTGATTCTAGTCTGGCCATATCCAATGGCTTCATATCTCAGAATGGGCCCGATCCCTCTTTAAGCTGGGTAATTGGTATGTACCTTAAGAGGCTGTATTTAAATAAGCAAAAACTTGAAATTGTCGATAGTGGACAGATATCCATTATAGGTAATATACAAAGCTATGCTTATTTCAAAGCCATAATGGGAGTTAATACCATTACGCTAAGAGTATTTGTACATGCGTATAATGGTGGAAGTATAGGCGAATGCTCCGTAGATTATAACTTAGCCAATCTATTTGGTAAAAACTCTAAGATGTCGGGTATTATTGATGATCTCATTAATCTCCGAGATACATCCATAGATACTACCAAAATTTATTTGGCTATGCCCACTAACTTTGAAGCAACCGATATTGATGCCACATTATCTAGTGAAAAGAACTTCCAAATTCAGAATTACAATGCTCACCTGGATATCACTACTAATAGTGTACACATGGTAGTTAAATATCGAGCAAATAGTGTGGCTTCATCTCCGGGAGATTGGATTAATATATGCCATTCTATAACATTACCTATAACCGATAGAACTCTAGACCTATACTCAGATATCATTAGGAATACTTCAGATTGAACTGACCATAGTTGAGTTGGTTAAGTGGGGCCGGGGTAAGGTTAATAATAACCTTGCTCTGGCCTTTTTCATTGTTTAAGGTCTACTGCAGCTTGTTCTAAAACCCTCTGAATGGTTTTCCTCATCCGGGAAAACATATTAACTGCAAACTTATCCCGAGGTAACTCAAAGTAATCTATAAGATGCAATATAGAAAGCTTGCCATGAGAATCTTTGATACGGGATTCAAACCATTTGGGAGGCTCAAGTTGTATCTGCATAACCAGATACTCATCGGGTGTAAGGTGTTCCTTCATGTACTGATGGAATCTTTGAGACTGTTCCTCCTTTATTCTGGTCTCATCAGAATCATCAAGTAATTCCTTATTATTGTCAAATAACACTTCGAAAGAAGTTAACTCTTGGTTAAACTCTGCTTGCTTGGTATAAGCATTCCTCAGTAACTTACTTTTATAAGTTTGCAGGGAAGATAAGAGAGTTGCTTTCAATCTCTCCTCATCGTATTCATCTTGATATTTATTGAAGACGTACAAGAACTTATCCCAGAAGAAAGAGTTAATTATATCTGGTGTGAGATTAAATCTTCTGGAATCAACCCCTCTCGTCAGCCTACGGATTAAAGGTTTGCAGGTTTTATATAACCTATTAAACAAATCCTCATCATAAGGTTTTAATTCTGTCAATCTGTGTAGTTCACTTCCGTTGTTGCCTTTCATAGTAGTAAAGATTTTTAACAATGCAAATATAAATAATAAAGTAACAACTTGTATGAATTTTATCAAAATTATTTCACCGTCTGTGTTCAAGTATGTTCAAAGATGAGCTGGGAGAACTATATTATCTAGCAGATACTATTGATTATACATTCATGAATATTATATAATATATGAAACAAAATAGGGTAAAGAAGAGGTTAAGCTCTTGTGACAAGTTTACATTCTCTATCGAGTTTCAATTGGAAGTACTTAGGTTTTTGGTACAAGGGAAAGAAGCTCTTCTATATATTCCCAAAATAAAACCCGGGTACTTTACTTTGATTGAGCACTCAGTAGTAGTAGAAGCTTTGGTAAAATTTGTAAAGAAATATCAACGAATACCCAGTGAGGTTTTAATGGTTGAACAAGTTAAAACCCTATTAGAAGGCAAAGATTATGTGGACTTAGTTACCAAGGATGATATTCCTAACATTCATAGTTTAATATCGGACCTTTACAATAAGCCCCTGAAAGACGTAGATATTATTCTGGAGAATATACATAAATTCATTGCCTATATTGAGCTAAAGGCTTTGAACGAGGGTATGGATTTTTCGGATTATAATCTATATGAAACTTATCAAGCTAAATTAACTAAGATCCTACAGAGTTCAAAACCCCAAAAGAAGGATGAACCTTTGCTCATGGTTAGCGGAACTGCAATGCGACAGCTTATGAGAAAGGTTGACCCAGATGTGGTTCCTACTCCATTCTGGCAGTTGAATAGGTTGGGTAATGGAGATGGATATCCCAAGAACTCTCTCTTCGTTTTGATTGACCGTCCTAAACGAAGGAAGACTTTTGCACTTATCAATGTTGCTCGGGGATACCTGGCAATGAAAAAGAATGTCCTCTATATAGATACCGAAAATGGTAAGAACCAGTTAATGGACCGTATGATTCAGTCCACCCTAAATAAGACCAAGAGGGAAATGTTAACTGGTGATTATGATAAGATGGAGCAAAGGCACATGCGTAAATATAAACGTCTTGGTGTAGAGTTTATTGTGGAGCGTGTACCTGCAACCATTGCGGATTGTAATACCATTATTAACTTGGTTAGGAAACTGGAAACCGAGAAAGGTATCAAGGTGAATGTCATAATGGTTGACTATGCTGCAAAGTTAGCTTCTATTGCCCGGGATAGGGATGATGTAGAACGTATCAACAATGTATACATTGACCTGGATAATATGGGCGATGAGTTAGGGTTAGATGCCATTTGGACTGCCCAACATGTTACCCGAGAAGGTGCTAAGCATCAAGAAACCAGATACGAGGATAATGATATAGCATCCGCTATTTCTATAATAAGGAATGCAAAATGCGTCATGGGATTAAATTCTACTCAAGACGAAGAAGAGCATAACATCATGAGAATGGAAGTTGTAGTTCAACGCGATGGAGTTCCAAACGGTCGGGTAATGTTTAATATGGATCCCGAAAGACAACGGATGAAGGAATTCTCAAAAGAAGCCCGGGCTAAGTACGATGAGTCCATGGGTAAACAGGTAGATGACTTACTTAAGAAAAAGAAGAGGGTAAGTAATCCCAATGCAGACCCCGAAAAGAGAAGTAAAACCTCAGGAGATATTTAGATAAACCTTAATAATTAAAATTGTATGGCACGAGTTATTGATTCTATGGATTTAGCTAAGTTTGGAGAAGGTGTTACATCTTGTAACAAGTGTAAAAAAGTAATAGCCTTCAATAGGAAGGAAATATTCTTAGACTTAAGCTATGGTCCAGGACATGATGGGGAAGAAAGTGTTAAATGTCCTCAATGCAACTCGGTATTACATATAGGAGAGTTTCATGCTACTGAACACATGTAATCATGAACATCCGATTACTAAAAATGTTTCGGAGGAGAGCTTCCAAAGAAATATGTTTAAGAAGACAAGGCGGTAACCG